TCAGTGGCGGGGTTCGTAACCCTCAGGGGGCGGGGTGGCGTCGACCTCAGTCACACCAGGGTCGTCGGATTCGTCGAGATCCTCATTGCCGTCATCCTCGAGAGGTTCGACTTCGTCAGAGTCGGCGCCCGACCAGTTGCCGGGGATCTGATCGGCGGGGGCCGCGCCGGTGGAGCCGACCGCCTGCGCGGCCACGGCGGCGCCGGTGGGCTTCCACAGGCCGTAGTACATGCCGACAGCGATGAGGAACGACGTGAGGCCCGTCATGAGCCCCTGCCCGAGGTCGTAGGTCTGCCCGGCCTGATTGGCCGCGAGCGCCTCGGTTCCCAGGGAGGTGGCGAACGCGATCGCCGCGAGCAGGATCGCTCGGACCCCACCCGAGGTGGAGAGCTTCGTGACGAGTCCGACGAGGAGCGGGAACACGGTGGACACGCACAGCTGCACGACCTGCCAGATGTCGAGAGTGAATTCCATGATCAGGTCCTTTCAGTCCCGTGCGCCCTGCACGGAGACATTGGTGATGGTGAGGTCGCGGGGCGCGCCCTTGATGAATGCGCGCAGGCGCACGGACTTCCCCTGGTATTCCTTGGGGAGGTTCCAGATCGGGGCGGTGACCGTGGCCGTAGTGGTGCCGGGGGTACCAATGACTTCCATCGTCGCGAGCTCGCGCCCGAGGGTGGTCGGCTTGCCCTTGGCGTAGAACGCTTCACCGATGATGAGGTAGCAGGTTTCCCCGACGGGGAGGTTCTGAATGTCAACCTTCACTGAGGCGGACACCCAGGCGGGGCCGGTCGCGATCGTGTACTGGTCCTTACCGATCTGCAGGTGCTTGGTCGTGCCCTTCGCGGCGACTTGCTTGGCCGTGTGGGTGGAGGCGATGCGCTTGGTCATGCCGAAAATTCCTTCCAGGGTGGGTTTCGGTGCGGGTGCGGTAGGGGTTGTGCCGCCGAGGCGGGTGGATTTGAGGCGCTTGCGGAACGTCGGCCCGGAGAACGAGGCGTCGTTCTTCCTCCCGGGCGGGGAGGCGGTTTCGGCGTGACGCAGTGCCCGGGACTCGGGGAGGTTGAATTCGTCGATGAGGGCGCGCACGAGACGCAGGTACGCGTCGTACTGTTCCTTCGGCCACGCCTCCATCGCTCCCTCCGCCTCGATGCCGATCGCGCGGCTGTTGGTCATCGACGTCGACCGGGACTTCCCAGCATGGTTCGAGACCCCGGCGGCGAAGACATAGACGACTCCGGTGCGGCCGAGACCGAGTTGCGCGAGGGGGCCGGGGAGTCCGGGGCGACCGTCCTTGACGACGTTGTACGTCGGATACTCCGCGGTTTTCCGCAGACTCCGCGGGGTGGCCGTATGGTGGAGGGTCACGGTCTGGATCGAGCCCATGGTGCCGCGGCCACGAGACTTCCAGCCCGGCACCCACACGGTCTTGAGTCCGGACTTCTTCACCGCCCTCTCAATGCGAGAGGCGAGACTGTATGCCATGGTGGTTCCCTTCGGGTATGAGAAACGCCCCGAGACCGTGTGTCTGGGGCGTGATGGTGGGGTGGTTGGTGGTCAGGTGATGTCGTCGTGAGCGAGACCGTTCTCGGCGAGGCGTTGGCGCAGGCGGTAGTTCGCATCAAGGAGGCCCACGTTCTGACGTTGGAGTTTCTCGATCTGCCCGGTGAACTGTTCCTTGAGATCAGCGATTTTCGTGTTGAAGTTCGCCTCCATCTCCTCGAGCTGGTTCTTGAGCTCGGCGATCTGCGCGGTCGCGTCCTTGTGTTCCTTCTCCGCCTCCTCGGCCCGTTCCTTGAGCCCTTTGCGGCGCCCCTGGACGATGAGAGCAATCGCGAACGCAATGAACCCGGCACCACCACCAGCCTGGACGAGGGCATCGAGCATCGACGGTGGCAGTGTGGGGATCATGCGGGCCTCCCGTCCCGAGCGATCCTCCGGCGCATCTGGTCAACCGTGGCGAGGAACGCGACGAACAGGCAGCCTGCGGTTGCCCACGGGTTGAACGCGTTCCGCAGCCCACCGGCCTCGGTGATGATCGGGAGAGTGCCCTGGAAGATCGCGATACCGTAGACGAACCAGATCGTGGTGATCACCACCTGGGTGGCGAGGATCGCCGATATCCACCGAGAAGCCAACGCGGCGATGAGCAGCATGGAGGCGGTAGCCTGTAGCCACCCCCACATGTTAGCGCCGATGATGTCGGCGTAGGCGTAGATGTCGCTGCTGGTTTCCGGATCGAGGGCGAGGTCGAGTCCGCTGCCCAGTCCCCGTCCGGCGAGGATGATGAGCAGCGCGGTGAGGAGCCATTCTGGGGCTGGTTCGAGCCGGAATTTGACCCGCAGGATGGACAGCAGCATGTACGAGTGCCGACCCCTCACGAGTCCACCTCCTCGACCGGTTCGGGTGGGGTGGTGGACTTCTCCGTGATCGGTGCCCCGCACGGCCCGCAGATGACGAGCATCTCAGGGTCGGTCAGCTGCACGGGTTCACCCTCGTTCACACAATCCGGTGTGAGACACGTTGCCCACAGGTCTGACATCTCATTCCCCTATCGCAGTCCATGCCACGTCGAGCGGGCCGGCAGTGTCCCTGCGCGCCCAGACGACGAAGCTCGTGGTCGTCTCGTCAATGAAAGTCGCCGCGTGCACCACAGGCCATGCGGTGCGGGCGGTGACCTGAATAGCGGGTTTCGTGGTGAACCGTCCCGCCGGGAGGGTGACTGTCGCTGAGACGCGACCATTGTTCGAGGGCACGTTGAGCTGCACCACCCCGGAGGCGACCTTCGGGACACCCGTGACGGTGCCGTTCGGGTTGAACGTCAACGGCCCCCACCTGCCGGTGCCGTCGCCTTTGACCTCGTAGGTGTTCGACGCCGAGACGATCGATGACGGGGTTGCGGTCGGGTACGTGTTCACTTCGGCAGGGACTGTGGTCTCACTGTCGAGGTAGTACCACAGCGCCACCGATTTGCCCTGCTGGGTGTTCGTGAACGAACGCCGGAAGTCAGTACGCTCGGGTGTCGTGGCCTTCTTCGCGGTGAAACCACCGATCGTTTCAACTCCGACCGGCAGCGGAGAACCCAACGCTTTCAAGCGGGCACGACGAGGCCACGTGAACCGTGTCGGGGGACTGATCCGCGACGTGTAGTCGAGGGCGTTGTCGCTGTTGAAATCGGTCTCCCACCGGTACGCCACCCACCAGTCCGGGGAGTCATCTCCTGTCGTCGGCGGCGCGTACTCGTTGATGCGGCCACCGCCGCCGTTGAGCGTGCGGAACTTCCCATCAGCGAAGGCCAGGCCCGTGTCGCGGCCGTTCTCCGCTGTCTTCCACGACTTCGCCGGGTCCCACACCCCGGAGGTGGAGAACGTCACGATCGCGTCCCCGACGTTGCCGGAGGTCTTGCGGACGGTGACGAACGTGCCGCCACCCCAGTCGCCGGGGCCGATGTAGATGCCACCAATGTCGGACTTCGTGCCGTCCTTGCAGTCGACGGTCGCAATCGTCGCACCGGTCGTCGTGTTGTAGGTGCGCCATAGGAGGTTGCCCCCGTCAGCGCACTGGGCGATGACGACGTTCGTGCCGTCCGTGCCGATGCCCGGCTTGTAGGTCAGAGGGTTCGTCTTCGACCAGCCGACATCGGTGTACTCCCACTCGCGGAGGAACGCGCCGGCGGTGGAGTACACGCGCACGAAGTACTTGTACGGGGTGCCGGACTTCTGGCCCAGGAGGAACAGTTCGGAGCCGATCGCGGTGACACCCCCGGCAGCCCAGAATTGGTCCGTCATCGGAATGTTGTCGCCGATGGCTCCGGACGCCGGGTCGATCGAGATGAGGCGGTCACCCTCGGAGGCGTTGGGGGCGTCGACGAACGTCCAGTACTTCCCGTCCGCCCAGGCCAGACCGTAGAGGACACCACCCTCAGGAGGAGTGAACGACCTCGACGCCCAATACGGTTGCACCACAGGGGGTGCCGTTGGGTCCGCGACACCAGCGTCGAGGACGAGCTTCGCGCCCTGCCCGAGCCGGTTCTCCGTGTGCCGGAACTCCGCCGGACCAGTCGCCACCAACGATTCCGCTTCAAGGTCTCCCTTGAACGTGGACCCGTAGGGGGTGAGTCTGACTCGCCAGTCCTGGTTCTCATCGAACATGGTCAGGCCGTCATCGGCCCAGCGGCCGCGCCCGTCCAGGGTTTCGAACGTCGCGCCCCGGATGAACATGCCGTTGATCGCGTCGGCCTCGATCATCTCCGCCCGGACCCGCAGGAACTCCGCGATCTTCGCCGTGAGCTCCTCGCTCGCGGTGATCTTCGGGGCGGTGATCGCGCCGGTGAGGATCGCGTTCTCACCAATGAACTCCTGCGCGGTGACCATTCTCGCGACGACGACCTCGGCCCACAGTTTCTGGATGACCGCCTCAGCGAGCGCAGCCGACCCGGCTTTGAGGTTGCCGACCTCGAGGACGTCGGCGGCGAGGTGCGGGGTCTGGATGCCACCCGGTTCGATGAGGGTGCCACCCACCTGGGACCGGAAGTCCGCATCTACAATGCCGACCTCCGCACCTGCAGTCACGCTGATGAATGGCATCGCGTAGGGGGCCGTTACCGGCGCGGTCATCGCAACCGATACCTCTGTGACCACGCCTGGCGGCAGGGTCACGGTGTTTCCGCCACCCGACGAGACATATCCGAGGATCGCCGACGGCTGGTTGTACCAGTAGATGCGCGGTTGCACCTGCACGGGTGTAGTCGAGATGGGATACACGCGGAACCTCAGGACGAGCTTGTCACCGCGAGCGATCTTGTGATTGAGCTGAGTTGAGGGGCGGAAGCTCGCGGAGATATTCACCCCACTTGTCCCCGCGGCTTTGAGGCGCATATGTGGGCCGAGGCTGAGAGATGCATTGGCGGGTTCGAGCGAAATTGCAGCACCCGACCCATATGGAGCGTGCGGGGCAGTGGTCTCGCCGGCCTTCACCTGGTCCCACGGGATCAGGTTCCCGCCGGCACCGACGAGGATCTTGTCTGCCGCGATCGCATAGGCCCGGATGCGGTTGACGACGTCGAGGAACCCGGTCGTGATCGTCGACGCCTCGATGTTCGACAGGACCGCACCGTCGATGACATGCGTGACCCACACGTTGCCGTTCCACCGCCACCGACCGATCTCCCGACCACCCGAACCCAGCGAGGTGAGCTTGATCCACGTGTCCTCCACGACACCCGCATACGTGGTGGGCGGATTACTGGTGGACCAGGTGGTCTTGTTCTTCAACCCCAACGCCGTGGTGAGGTTGCCCTCCACGGCGTCGATCTCGGCCAGGGCGGCGTCGATCGCCTCCTGCCGGGCCTTCGCAATGTCAGCGGGCACGGACTCGAGTTCACCCGCAACGGCGGTGAGCTTCCCATCAAGTTCCTGCTGCGCCGTCTCCAACGCCTGCTTCGCCTGGTCGATGAGTCTCTGCGCCTCATCGATCGCGGCCTGCACGAGATCCCCATACCCGGGAACCTCGACCGTGACCGGGGCAGACATGGCAGACGGCTTCCCGGCCTGCGACCATGCGGCTAGACACACTGTGTGCGTGCCCTTCTCGACGCCGAGGGACACCTCATCCCCAGCGGCGGACACAATCGAGCCCTTCGCGTTCTCCGGGGTCGGCGTGACGAATCCGCCCGCCTTCGCGTACACCTGCACGCGAGAGAAATCCGTGGGAGCAATAGCGTCGTCCTCAAACATCCCATCCCAGCGGACTTTGATGCCGCCGTAAGTGACCTCGGCGACCGGGGCTGTTGGGGTGGGAGGAGTCGGACCGGCGACAACGTTGATCGTCGTCCCACCATCGAACTGCTCCCCCACAATCGCACGGAGGTTCCCGTCAGCGTCGTTGAAATCAATCGACCCGCCCTCAACGGAAGTGCGCTGTGCCTGCGGCTGATTGCCCACGGCACGCACCTGAGTCTCGAGTTCGTCCATGCGCTTCGCGATACCGTCAAGACGCTGATACAGGCTCATGTGATCTTCTCCCCCCGCCGAATCTGCAGGCTGCTCGTGTTCTTCTCCGGGTGGTGGATCACCCCCATGACCCGCACCCACAGGTCACCGAAGTCAGCCCACCCGGGCCCGGATTGGATGAGGATTTCGTCACCCGCCCGGTACGACCCCACGGGGGCGTTCGGGTGGTCGAGTACCTCGATTTCTGTGATGTCGAGTTCCCCCGACAGGGCTTTCAACGTGGACGTGGCTCGGGTTTGGGCGATCTGGTCTTTTCCGATCGACTTATCCGACACCACAGCCCACCGCCCCAATCGATCAGTGGTCTGTGAGTCTTGGGCGCGGACCATTTTCCGGCCCTGCCCGGCCCCGAGGACGAGGACATGCGAGGCGTACTCGTCACCGTCGTCCGTGGCGCCGATGTTGTCGGGAACGTTCTCCCCGACCACGAATCGCAGGTCCGAGCGTCTGGCCCCAATCCTCGGGTACCCGTACTCGATCTCGTGAACGATCCGCTCCCCCGACCACCGGTGTCCGACGGTCCACTCGTACCCGCCGAACTCCGCGAGCTGCTGACGCTCCCGATCAAGGTCGAGGGTCTGCCACCATCCCAGGTAGTACAGCTCCTTCGACCCCGACACGGACTCGGACATGCGCACCATCCGGGATTTCTTGTCCCCGGTCGGTGTCAGACCCAGGTTGAAGCCGCGCTGTTTCTGGAACTCCGTGATGATGAGCCGGTCCACCTCGAGGGGGTCCGCGGTGTCGAACTTGTGCTCCCAGATCCACGGCTGCTTCGCCCAATACCCGGTGTGCCCAATCGTGTCGATCGACAGGGTCGGCCCATCCATGGGCAGGTCGGTGAGGATTCCCCCGCCCCGAATCTGCCCGGACGCTTCGGCGTAGATCGCCGTGGACCAGGGCTTGAAAATCGGCTTCCCCTGGGGGTCTTTGAGGCGCGCGACCTCGGGAGAGATCTTCCCATCCACACCCCCATGACCCGAGAGCGCCTCCTGCACTGACACGTCGTCGAGAGGAACGTCCCAGTCGAGCACCGTCTCGGTTCCGTCACCGTTCATGCGGGTAGCAATGTACCGCCACTCAGACATGGGTCACTCCGTGGACATGTCGGGCACCTGCAGGAACTGCACTGTCAGATCCAGACCGGAAACCCCGTCCATCCTCACCGCGCCGGCGATCGTGGATGAATCGTGCCGACGTGCCCTGAACGCGAACGTTGCCTCTTTCCCCCGCATGGCTGCTGGAATGTACCGGTCATCGGAACTCAACCAGTCGTCGCGTGACACTGGCCCCTCGGAGGCATCGAACGCGAACTCCTGCGTGTTGTACGGGAACGGTTGCCCGTTGTAGTTGCCCTCAGCTGAGGAGGGGCCGTAGTTGATCCAGTACCGTCCCCACACGTTGGCGTTGCGTTCGTACCGCACCTTGTACCAGGAGGGCTTGATGATCATTCGGGTCGCCCAGTCGGGGACGTCGATGCGCTGCCTGGCGCCGGTGGGTGTGCCGTCGCCGGGGAACCATTCACCGGCCGCGGTCTTCGAGTTCAGCGCCATGCCCTGATCGGAAGCCACCGAGGCACGGGACCGGTCCACCGTCCACTGCTTCGGGTCCGCGATCTGACGCAGGTCCGTGATCATCTGGTTCGTGATCGTCGCCGTGTTCGCCGGTTGGTCGATGCGCGCCAGCAACATGTACGGCGCGTTCGCTGGGAGCGACGTTGACACCTGATAGGAGTTGTACGGTCCCGTCTTGATGTTCGCGGGCTGCTGGCCGGCATACTGGGAGTCCTGGATGAGCACGTACACGTACTTCACCGCCGCCCCCGCCGATCCGGTTGCGGCCACTGGCGCGTCAGTGAACGACTGCTCCTGCACCCCATAGGACTGGCCGAACACACCCGGGTACGTGGATTTGATTGCCCCGGATCCTTTGAGGATTCGGACGGCCGCACCGGGCACGGGGAGCTGGGTGACCCGGAAGTCGTTGGCTTCGATGATCCCTGTACCGCCCTTGGTGGAGACGTACAGGCCGACGCGGGCGAGTTCGACGGAGTTATCCGCACCACCCTTACCGTCGACACCACCTGAGGTGGCCCATGGGACAGGACGTAGAGGCATATCAGGCTCCTAGTGTTGTGTGGGCTGAACCCCAACGGATGGTGGCCGTGGCTGATCCGGTTTGGTCGGTGCCGCGGAAGGTGAACTCGGACGACCCGGGTGGGACGACGACCCGGTCGAGTCGGGAGTTCCGGGAGAGTTTCCCTGCCAGGGAGGTGCCGTCGTTGCGGCGCACGGTCCTGGCGCGGGCGTTGATCGTGACCGTCTGGTCGTAGAGCAGGGTCGCGTCCAGGTCGAGGGTCCAGCCCTTGCCTGTGACGATGGGGTGGTCGATGGGGCCGGTGATCGTGATCGTCACGTCCCCAGTCGGTCTGGTCCCGGTGTTCGTGACGATGCCCTGACGTTGCCCGCCGGTGAGGGTGGCCCAGGGGAACACGATCGGGAACACCAGCCCTGCGGCCTGCGGCGGGGTGATGGACAAAGTGACTTGCCCTCCCCCGCCGTGGTCGGGGTCGCCGTAGAACAGTGCATCTGAGCGGTCGAAGATCGCTGTCCCCTCCGCGTGGGTGCGGGCGAACAGCTCAGTGTCCTCCACATCAAGGTCGCGGGGTCTCCCGTAGGTGCGGAACGTGCGCCCGTGGGCACCGATCTCGAGCACCGACTCCTCACCGGGTGCACGGTTCGCCGCCGACGACCAGGCTTCTGCGAACTCCGCGAGCGCCCGGAACTCCTCCTCGGGCGTGGAGCTCTTCGTGAAGATCCCCAGCTTGATCGGCTGGGGGTCTTTGAAGTCACGCCCGAGGAGGATGGTGTTCCCGACCGGGTTGGGCTGGTCCTGGACTCGCCATTTGATGTTCGTCGCCTGCACTGAGGACACGGACACTGGGTGCCCGCAGCCGAACCGGTACCCGTTGATCGCGAACTCACCATTCGCAAGCTGCATCAGATGGCTCCGATCTTCTGGGAGGATTTCGACCTGCGGGACACCGACTGGTCGTAACCAGTGCCCACAGCAGTGACGACGGCGGCATCGAACTCGTGCTGTCCGGCCTTGAGGGTGAACCGCACGCCGTTCATTGCCGCGGCGATCGACTCCGGGGAGACACCGTTGGCGGTGACAGCGTCCGCGACGGCCCGGGTGAATGCGGCCTGGTCGAACTGCATTCCCCTTTGGGTGGGGACGTACATGCGGTTCTCGGCCATGAACCTCATGGAGTCCGGGTTCGACATGACCTGCTCGCCACCGGCGAAGTTCACGAGTTCTGGCCCGTTCTCTCCGACGACAGCAAGACCGCGCCTGGCTGCACGCGTGCCACCCTCGTACCAGTTGTTGCGCTCCCAGAATCGGCGGGCACCCCGCACATCGCCGTACCGCTGCTTGATGTACTTCAGCCCGTACTCGATCTGCTTACGCGGATCCGAGGTCTTCTGACCCCCGACCGTGCCCCAGGTACCGTTGAGGAACTGGAACAGCCCGTAAGCCGTGCTCGTTGGGTTCTGGGCGTTGGGATTCCAGGAGGATTCCTTGTTGACAAGCCAGTTGAGGTCACCCCACTGGTCGCCCCAGCCCATGGCCTCGAGCATCTGCTTCGCCATCTGCTTCACTGGACCGTTGGCAACGTTCGAGAAGTCAGCGCCACTGGCACCTGCGGTCTTCCCGAACTCCTTAGCCTTGCCCACGAGTCCCTCGGAAACCTGGGACATGATGCCCTTGCCGAGCTGCCCAGCCACCCCCGACGGGAGCAACTTGGCGTGCTTGGCGTAGATCTGTTGCGTCAGCTTCTGTGCCGCCAGCCCGTACGATGCCGACAGATCCGACCCCGCCGAGACCCCTGCCCTGTCGAGGAAGGGATGCGACATGGGCATGAACTCGTCACCGAACGCACCCGGCGTCATGTCCGCAGCACCACCGGCCGGCACCGAGCGGTTTGCCCAGTGCACGTGATTCCAGTGGATGGCACGGACAGCACCCGAGTAGGTGTACGGTCGGCCGTTCTTGATCTGCCTGCCGTTGGCCGGGGAGTAGATGATCTCCGAACTGTTCCTGTAGTTGTTGTACAGGAAGTCGAAGATCTGCTGCAACGGTCCACCGAGGTCAACGGCGTAGCCACCAGAGTGCAAGGATCGGTTCCCTGACACCGTGGTCGACCCACCCCGATACCCCGAGTTCAGCCGAGCGGACGGGAACTGTTTCTTCACGATCCCGTACAGGCCACGCCACACACCCGAGTCGGCGAATGCGTTCACACCCGGGACGGGTCCGTAGACACCGCCTGAGACGAACGCGCCACCACCGGTCTGCATGTGCAGGAGATCGTCGAGACGACCCTGCCTGGCCGCGTCGTTCTGAGCCTTCACTCCGGCTTCGCCGCCCATGGCGCGCGTCCACTCGGGCCGCATGATCGCCTCACCCCCGGAGAGGTAGAGGTTCCCTGCGGTCGGTGAGTAGAACTCGTGCACGTCACGACCGGGCGTGTACCCGGGCATGACACCACCGGACTCGAACTTGAGCGCGTTCGGTGCTTTGAGCTTCACGCCCACGTCACCGAACGCTTTGTTCACCTCGGCGGTGAAGGAGGCGAAGACGGCGATCAGCCGGTTGAGATTGGTGCCGAGTTCGGGGCGTGCCCCGCGCATCTCCGCGTTCATCCCAGCCCGGATCGCATCAAACGCCGCATTCGACGCAGACGACATCGCGCCGAAAGCTTCCCTGTTGGAAGCTTTCATGCTCCCCAGGTGTGCACCGTAATCGGCTCGGAAGCCGATCATTGTGCCATCAGCGTTCGTGCGCATATCGCGCAGTTTCTGGCTCGTGGTCAGGCGCATCGACTCGAAATCGGTGAGGTTCTGCGCCCGCATCTGGCCCTGCTTGTCGGCCATGACCGCGCGCATCGCTTCCTGCTCCGAGGTCAGAGCAGTGCGAGACCCCAGCTGCTTCGCGGCGATCGTTGCCCGCATCTGCTCCTGCTGGGCCTGCACGTTCGTCAGCATCCCCAGTTGGCTCTGCTGAGTCGTCGCGAGCATCCCCGACTGCTGAGCCTGAGTCTGTGCGAGCATCGACTGCTGACTGGACTGGGTCGCGGACAGCATCCCGGTCTGTTTCGCCTGGGTGTCCGTGAGCATCCCGGCCTGCGCGGCCTGGGTCTGCGAGAGCATTCCCGCCCACCCCTCGGCGACTGCCGACTGCATGGTCGACATCGCATCGAGAGTGGTGGCGGACATGTCCTGCATCGCCAGACCGGCCAGCCCCTCATCGTCAGCGACGACTGGGGACACGCCCACATCCATCGATACCGGACCCATCGCGGGCACTGCCGCGGCGCCGAGCATCGCGGCCGCTGACTGCACATCCGAGACTCCGCCGAGCATGCCCTGCACGAGACCCTCCGCGGTGAACCCGCCGAGTTCGGCCATGACCGTCGAAGGCGACCGGATGCCGAGAACGGACTTGAACGTCGACTCCATGACTTTCGCGAGGTTCGCGATCGCGGTTTCGACGTTCTTCTTCTTGCCTTCGAGCCCCCGGACCACACCGTCAGCGGCGGCGGAGCCTCCCTTGTAGAAGCCTTCCGTGACATACTGACCGGCCTGGTTGGCGTACTGCTCGTACTCCGCCCACGCCCCCAGATACGACTTCCGGTCCGCCGCGGTGGCGTCGATGAACGAGTCCGCCATGTTGGAGCCCTCGACGACACCGGCCTGAGCGATTTCCTGGACGATCGCACCCGGGACACCCAACTGGACGAGCTTCTTGAGCTTGCCCGCGAACGCCTTCATCGCACCGACGTCGACGCGCAACGACTTGGCTGCCTGGCCCAGGTTGGACCCGGTCACCCATTTGCCGCCCACGTTCGTGGAGAACGTTCCCACGTCGAGATCCCGACCGTTGAGCAGGGAGTTGACGACGGAGGACTTGATCCCCTTGAGTTCCTGTGCCTTGTCCTGTGCGGCCTTGAGTTTCGCGTCGATCCGCTCCGCCTGCGAGTACAGGTTGCGGAGGTTCGCCTCGAACTTCCGGGCCGACGAGTTCGCGCGCGACCGGGAACCGCGGGAGAGATCCTGGTTGCCACCCAGGCCGTAGAGACGATCCACGGCGGAGTAACCGCCACTGAGACCACCCGTGACCTGATCGCGGATACTGCCACGGCGGAGATCCGTGCGGAGATCGGATTGGAGACCAGACACGCGTTCGCGGCGCGCCTGCTCCTCCTTCGCCCGATCCGCCGCGAGTTTCGCGGCCTTCTCCTCAGACTTCTCCCGATCCTTCGCCGACTTGAGCGACCGTTTCGCAGTCGCGAGCTCGTCCTCCGCGGAACGCACTCGACGCTCCGCAATGGCCTTCGCCCGCGCCGACTTCGCATCAGACTTCATCCGGCGCGCGTCACGCAGCCGATCGTTCGCGGAGTCCACCTGCTTCTGAGCGGACGCAATACCGCCCTTCGCCATGGGGATCGCCCCGGGCATCCGATTGAGAGCCTCGAGGAGGATCTCCCATGACCGACGTGACCCGTCGAGGGGCACATACGCTTCGTCGACGTCCATGCGGTCGCCGACGACCCTCCACGTATTCGGGGGCACCATCTCGGCACCCGTGAACCCGCCGGCGGCCATGGGGGTGAGGATGTTGCCGTCGTGCTGCGCGAAAGGATCCTTGAGCATCCTCGCGCGATCTTCCACGCCCTTGCGGCCGCCGCCGGTCTTCCGAACCTTCTCGTCCTTCGGCGGTTTCCAGATGCTCTCCCAGGCTTCCTTGATGGTGACCCAGATTGTCTTATTCGGAAGCTTCTCGACCTTCTCCTTCACGGCCGCCAGATCGTCGTCCGCATCCTTCGTGTCTGCGTCGACATTGACCTTGACGTTCTTAGGGATGTCGTCGGCCGCGACCTTAGTGTCCTTGGCCTTCTCTTCCGCGGCATCGGACATCCAGGTCTCGACAGTCACGTTGTCCGGGATGCCGAGCACCTTGCGTGCCATGTTCTCGGCTTCCTTGGCGTTGAGCCCGAACTTCCCCGCTGTGCTCACCAGGTCGTCGTAGGTGCGTTGCAGTTGGCCCTGCACCTGCTCCTGTGACGCGCCGTTCTCGGCCATGGAGTTCGCCGCGTCACGACCAGCATCAGCGATACCGAAGAGAACATCCTGATTCGCCCGACCCGCTTCGGTGGTGATGTCGAGAGTGCGGCCGTTCTCTGAAACCGCCTTACTGACCTCGTCGATAGCCGCCTCATAAGAGGCCATGGCCTCCATCTCGGACTGCTGGATGATTCCGAGGGCCAGGAGACTGTCAAGCATCGACTTCAAGCCGCCTGACGCGTCCTGAGCGGCGTCACCAACCCCGACGAGGCCTGCAGCGTTCTCCTCGTTTGCGGCCACGGCAGTGGCAACCGCCGCAGGGAGTTCGCCTCGCATCCAGTTCGCGTACTCTTCGTCCTTGAGGCCAGTGACTCCGAGCTGATTGGCCGTCTCCTGCAAGGCCGCTTTGTAGGCGGGGAACTGCTCGGCGGCGAAGGTGACACTGCGCCCCTGAGCTTCGGCATCGGCAGCGATCTTCGCGAATGCGGCCTGAGCCATTTCCGCATTCCCGCCGGTCGCGAGCGAGGCAAGACCCTCGTCGTATGCGGTGATTCCCTCGCTTGCCTTCTCGAGTTCCTGGCGGCCGGGTTTGATTGCCTCGCGGAATCGCGCAATCCCGGCCGTCCCGTCGTCGGCGTGACGGCCAACAACCTCGAGAGCGTCGGCCATGTTGTTCACGGCCTGCGAGCCTCCGAGCCAGTCGGTGAACGCATTGCCACCTCCGAACGCCCCGTTGAGGGTTTCGCCGTTCTGGGCAAGGGCGATGAGATCGGAGTTGATCTGAGCGAGTCCTGGCATGGTCTTGGACGTCATCTTGTTCGCGGCGGCGTCGATTGCCGTGAATACCGCGACGACAGCCATCGCCGTGCCTGCGGCCTGCACGAGACCGCGGATCGCGCCAGACGTCTTGCCCGCCACGGCGGCGACGCCACTCAGGGCCCCATCGGAGGACTTAGCGGCCGTCTTGAGCGTCCCGAAAGCAGTCACAGTCTCAGCGAGCTTCGGGATGATGAGCATGATCCCGCCGACACCGAGTGCAGCAGCTCCCGCGATGCCAGCAACTGCAGCGCCCATCTTGAGCACAGGCTCAGGGATGGACCCAACGAGATCCACGAAACCGCCGAGCGTCTCCATGGCCCCGGCTACGACGGGTGCGAACGTCCCGCCGATAGTGATCGCAGTGTCCTTGATGGTGTTGGCCGACATGCGCATCCGAGACTCAGCGGTCTCATACCGTTTCGCAGCTTCCTCGGCGAGGGCGGTGCCCTTGTCGAACTCGACGTTTCCCTGCTTGAGCGCGTTGCTCAGCACGTCAGATGCCCCAGCGAGACGCAGCAGGGAGTCGGATTCGCGGATGCCCGTGATACCCAGGGCGCTCAGGGTCTGGTTGACGTTCTCGCCCGAAGCGTCAGCACGACCGAGACCGGCGATGAACGCATTCAGTGCGCCCGCTGCGTCGTTCTGCCAGGCAGTGGCGAATTGCTCCGAGGACATGCCGGCGATGCGGGCGAACTCGTCGAGCTTGTCCCCACCGGTTCCGACTTCGTTGGTGATCTTCTTCATCACCATGGAGATCGCGGTGCCGCCGGCCTCTGCTTCGATACCCACCGAGGATAGGGCGGTCGCGAGACCGAACACCTGGCCCTCGGTGAGGCCCGACTGCTTGCCGACCGCGGCGACGCGCATCGACATGTCGACGATCTCGCGCTCTGTGGTCGCGAAGTTGTTGCCGAGGCCGACGATCGCGGCGCCCATGTTGCCGAACTTCTTCTGCGAGGTGCCCATGATGTTCGCCAGGCGCGCCAGGGAGGTGGCGGCTTCTTCGGCGGAGAGGTTTGTCGACTCTCCCATGTCGATCATGGTCTTCGTGAACGCGACGACATTGCTGGTCTTAATGCCGAGCTGGCCGGCCGCTTCCGCGACTGCGGCGATCTCCTCATGGGAGGCGGGGAGGGTCTTCGCAAGGCCGCGGAGTCCCTTCTCCACGGCCGCCAACTGGCGGGGTGTTCCGTCGACGGTCTTGAGCACACCAGTCCAGGCGGACTCCCACGACATAGTGGCCCTCGTTGCGAGCCCCAACGACCCGACGACAACACCGCCGAACGTTGCCGTGGCGGTGCCCGCGGTGGTCATCTCCTGCTCGTACCGCCCGATTGAAGCCATCGCCTTGCCCGCACCTGTCGCAGACTTGTCCCACGCGGTCTCGGTCTCCCGGGCGGCATCAACGGCGGACTTTCCCGCAGCGGCCATGTCGGCCTTGAACTGGTTGACCTTCGCCGAGAGGACGACGCTGACGCTGCGGGATACGGCCATGTCGGTGACCTCCTATATGATTCGGGTACTACTGAAGGGGTGACGAATGGCCAGAACGAGTAGGCATGGCGACCAATACAAGCCGGTGACGGATTACTCGGGGGTGCGCCCGAAAGGCATTTCGCCTGAGGCGCGAGAACGCAGCTATGCGAGGCTCAAGAAGGCTTCGATACTTCTGTTGCTCATCGGTATCTGCGGGATTGTCGCGTATGCCGTCATTGCCTTGGCGTCCAACCTGCTCCTCCCGCAAACGGCTTCGCCAGTCGTCTACTGGATCGCAACTGCCCTGACCGCGATTTGCTTGTTCGCGGGGGTAGTTAGTCTCGTTGCCGCACCGATTGTCAGACTTGTTGCGGCCCTCAAGCTGTGATCACTCGTCGCGGACGACGTAGGTCTTCTCACCGGGCAGGGGTTTCTTCGAGTTGTCCCGGTGCTCCTCGATCTCCGAGCACCCCATGCACCGTGTGGTGCGAATGTCGTAATCGTGCGGGTGCTCCCCCGACGACATGGACATGGGTTGGCCGCATCCCTGGCACAGGTCCGCCTCATACAGGGTGAGCGCCAGAGCGAACGCGCGATCGCGCGCGGTCCACTTCTTCCCCGGCTTCCGTTCCCCACGCAGCACGGACACGGGTGACCCCCATGCCCGTGCCGTGCGTGTCTCAGTGAGGGAACTCAGTCCCCGTCCGTTTTGCCAGGCTTCGACGATTTTGGGATGAACGACCCCGGATCCGTGGACGTCAGGTCGTAGAACGCGGCCTGCAGCTTATCCACCTGCGGTGCCCCGATCTTGTCGACCACCTGGCGCATCTGGTCAATGGTGAACACGGGCTGACCTGTGTCTGTCACGATTGCGTGGACCATCGTGTGAAGTCCGGCCTCGAATTGGATGATCGAGTTAGAGGCCTGCGATGCCGCGCGGCGGACAGCCTCCTTGACTTCCTTTCCGTCAGTCACCTCTGCTCGGCGGCACTCCTCACGGGCGTATGCGGCCGCATCCTTCGCGGCCTGGTCAGCCCTCTCGCGGCACTCCTTCCGTGCTTCCTTAGCGATCGCGTCAATGGCATCCGAGTCGAGCGCCTGCACCGTGAACACCACAGCAGAGTCCTCGAGTTCGGCGAGTAGGCGCTCCTGCTTCTCGAGGAGTTCAGCCTTCTCGGCACCAGCAGTGAGATCCTGCTCGCCGCCGTTCTCGTCCTCACCGAACGCCGCGAGATCCTCCTCGACAGCGATGAGTTCACCCGCCAGGTCAGCGCGCTGGAAGATCGTCACCTTCGTCTGCGCGGTGCGGATGCCGGCAATGAACTCGTCCGGGTTGAAATCAGTCATGTCTCATTCCTCCATGTGAAAGCGTGTGGGATCTCCATGTAGGGGTGTGCCCGTGGGCAGGCCATGGAGGAACCTGCCCACGGGGGTCTTAGGGTGCGGTCAGCCGCCGACCGGTGCTTCGGCGACGATGCCGTGGAGTTCCATCGACTGGAACGCCGCAGTGATCTTCCGCTTCGTGTATCCCGTCCGGTCGACGTGCTGCGGGTGGTCGGCGATGCCGTGGAAGTACTCGTACTCATCGCCGGCCGCCCACGGGTCCGTGGAGAGCTTGTCGTTGTCGCGCTGCACGATGTACACCTGCGTGCCCTTGTGCTTCACGGCCTCGAACGCCTTGCCGGCATCGGAGGTGAGGTCGAGGTGCTTGTCGTCCCCGAACTCGAGGAACAGGGTGAACTCGATGGTGCCGTTCTCTGCGCCCCAGGTGGCCGCGTTTCCGGGCTGGCAGAGCGCCTTCTCATCGACGGACTCGGAGGTCGCGGCACCGACGTTGTAGTCGCTGGCGAGGATCGCGCACGAGGCTTCGATGCCAGCGGTGAGCTCGGCCATGGTGATCGCCTTCGGATCGGCCGGAGCCTTGGGGAGGATGGTGACTTTGGTCTTGCCGTCTGCGAGTGAACGCATGGTTACTTGCCTTCCTGCTTAGCGACCGCCTCAACGACAGAGGCGACCTGTGGGGTGGTGGTGTTGCGATCCCTGCGTTCCTGCTGCGGGGTGCGTGAGAGGGTGTCGGGGAAGAGATCGAAGTGGGATTCGGGCACCTTGTACGGGAGCTTTTCCCCGGTGCGCTTGTCGTAGGCGTGCTTGAAGTTGCCGGAGTTGTCGGCCATGTCGGCACCTTTCGGGCATGAGAAAGGCCCGGAGGTCATCCGGGCCTTGATTGGTAGGGGCTATTCGGTTATGCGACGCGATCGCGGTCGTTGTGGGTGAAGAGTTCAAGACGTTTCAACCGGGCCACTTCACCTGCGACCTCGGGTGTTGGGTGGCTGCCCAGGAGGTAGACCGTTCCGTTGTGCACGACCCGCGCGTGCCACTTGTTCCGCTTGCGCGTGACGCCGATATATCCGCTCGTGTTGTCCTTGCGGAGTCGGTTCACGTGCTCGAGGTTCTGCTTCCGAGTGGTGATGCGAAGATGGTCGGGGTTAACGCACGCTCGGTTCCCGCATATATGATCCACGTCCATGCCCTCCGGTGCGGGACTGCCGTGGAGCTTGAGCGCGTAACGGTGCGCGGTCACTTGTTTGCCCGCAGATGGACTGAACTTCCCATATCCGGCACGCTTGGCTCCGGTCCAGTTCCAGCATGAGCCAGTCTTCTCGACCTTCTCCCAGAAGCGATCAGCAGTCGTCTTGCGGGGCGGTAGCGAGCCAGCCTTCTTGGCTCGCCGGTAATGCATGTCACACATTCCCCGCATGATTGCTGAGCGATCGCATCCCTCACCGGTACATGTACGCTTGGTCATGGAATCACTTCCTCGAGTGGTTTCCGTGCTCCCGGCTGTTGACGCAGCGCGGGAGCCTTTCAGTTAGGTCGCTCGTAGCTTGCTCGTGCCCGTCCAGGAAGCACCGATCCGGCGCGCTGATTCAGGGTTGCTGGTAGTCGAATGCGAGCGGCTGGTAGAACCGGGCGGGTGCTACTTGGTCGTCGAACCGGACGGGCACGTGAGGTTCCGTGTGCCGGTACTCCCCGCCACCCGGCGTGGGTGTGCGGTTGAGTTTCCGGATGACCTCTTGGGAGAGGTTGCGCACGGTGCCCGCAGTCGCCCCGGCAGTGGTGACGTGGAGCGTGCCGGCGGTCTCCTGCGCCGAGTAGTCGAGGGGTTGCTCGGGGTGTTCGCGCAGTGGTCCCGTCCACACGGCCAGGTAGGGCTTGATCCACCCGCCCGTCGTGGTGGGCGCTGACCCGGGGACGGCACCGTCGTAGACGTCCACGCCGATCGTTCTCAACCGTGCCAGCGTCCACGTGGTGAGGGTGATGGTGTCCGTGACAGGTCACCCCCTCCATGTGCCGTCGATGAGCCGCCCCATGGCTTCCTCGAACCCTGCGGCGCGCCGGTCGAATGCGGGACCAAGGAACGGCTGCGGGGCCATGCGGCTCGTCCCGGTTTCGACGAACAGCCCGTAGTTGGCTGTGGGACCGATCTCCGCCGACGATTCGCCGCCCTGGTTGGACAGGTCGTAGCCGATGGAGTTGCGGAGGTTGCCAGTATCAACCGGGGCGAACACTTTCGCGTCAGCGGTGATGTCGGCGGCGGTCTTGGCGACCACGTCGCGTGCCCCTGCCTGGGCTTGAGCACCCATGGCGGTGAGGTCTTCGCCGAGGCGGCGGAGTTCGTTGGAGTTCGCGTTCACGCTGCCTCCGCTCGGTTGTTGACGTCCTGGCACAGGTAGTCCCTGGTCCAGTTCGTGGTGCCGGTCTCAGCGACGAGCACCTGCAGGTCACGGCCGTTCAACGCCGGGTCGTCCGGGTTGTCGAGGATCGTGATCGTGTCCCCGTAGTGGAGGAACGTCGACGCCATGGGCACGCTGACTCGGTGTGTGGCGAGCACTTCCACACCGTCCGCGACAGTGATGGGGCGGTTGGATTGGGTGAGGAACTGTGCCGAGCACGGCATGTGCCGCCACCGCCACTCGACCCCAGGCGTGTCCGTGGTTCCGCCGGGAGTCCAGTCGCCGGGTGTGCCAGCACGGAACGCCGCACAGTCCCCTGTGAGGAACCCGTACGCGGCCGGCTGGTGATGCTCGGACCAGTCATCGGGGACCACCTTGAGGCGGCCCCTCGGTGCCCTTGTCATAGCCGGTGCTCCTCACCCTCAGCACGGCCCTCGCCACCGATCGCGAACGCCGTGAAGAACGGATCATCGTCCTCCGCGGCCTCCTCCTCGTCGGCTCGCTTGCGCAGTGCTGTGGCGTGCTTGCGCAGAGCGTCCGCGACTGCTGGCCCATCCGATGCTCGATCTTGAGTCTGGATCTTCTTGGACAGCAACGCCTCGTCTGTGGCGATCGCGTCCAAGGCATCGGCGGCAGCCCGCAGAACGGATCCGCGAGCGATGGTGAGGAAGCCGCGAATCTGGTCGTCATCGAAGTCCGGGTCAGCGGCGTTAGTGTCACCGATGATGAGCCGAACCTGATTCTCAGGGACCGTGTAGTCGACCATGCGAACCTCCTGTCATGCCGTTCCCCGCCCCACACGAGGGTCGTCAGTGCGGGACGGGGACCGTGCACTGGGTGCTGGTCAGGCTCCGGTGGAGGCGTAGGCGACGAGAGCCTTGCCGTCACCGTCACGGAAGCCCTTCGCGGCACCGTCGACCGACCGGCCACGGAAGTCGATCGTGTCGTCCAGGTAGGAGCCTTCCTCGAACGGGATCTCACCGCCGCCGACCCGGTTGCCCTGGTCGCGCTTCGTGCGAATGTCCACGTTCTCGTGACCGAGGAGCAGGGCGTGGATGACCGCCGGGTGGTCGCTGCCCTTGTTCGCCAGCAGGTACCAGGTCTTCGCCCGGTTCGCGGACTTGTCGATCTTGACCAGCCACTTCGCGACCTGCACGGTCACGAGACCCCGGAAGGGGTTCTGGATGCGGGTCTTGGTCTCCTTGTTGCCCTCGGTGACCTTGAGGTCGAGTTCCTCGGCGTTGATGATCCGGTTCGCCTCGATCTGCAGGGACGGCGGCACCAGGAGCACGAGCCCCGTGGTGTCGACGAGGTCGCCACGCCAGTCCTCCTTGAGCGCGAACGACTCGACCGCGGCCTGCAGGTTCTCCGGGGACAGCGGCTTGTTGTCGACGCTCGCGAAGAAGTCGGTACGGGGACCGGTTTCGGAGACGAACTGGGAGAAGACGTTGCGGTTCGAGGTTTCGACCGCACCGTTGCCGAGGCGCTTCGGGAAGGCCGCCATGTCGGTGAAGTCACCGGAGATGTTGAGCTCCCAGGTGTACCCGAACCGGCGTCCGAACTTCTTCACCTGGTATTCGATCTCGAGTTCGTCGAGGGTGTCGGCCTTGTACTCTTCGCCCTCAGCGACCTCTTCGAACTCGGTGGAACCGAACAGGTCACGCAGCTTCTTGGGCCGGAAGTCCGGCACCTTGCGTTCGAGTGCGAACGCCTCGTACTCCTTGACGGCGTCCTTCTGGGCCTGGATCGCTTCGACCTCGAACCCCTTGGACAGGAGCAGCGGGAAGTCGGAGGTCGACATGGCCTCACGGAACTGGGCGAGGGCGATGTGCCCGCCCTTCTGGGCTTCGTTGAAGAGCTTGGCTGCGCCGAGCACCTTCGACTTGAGGTTGGGGGCTGTGCGGAATTCCGCCTCAGCCAGCAGGTCAAGTTCCATTGTTCTCTCCTTGGAGTGGGGATGCGCGGGGCTGTCAGCCTGCGGTGGGGGCGGGCGGGATCATGCCGAACGGGGCGACCTCGGCGGGGCCGGTGCCGGCGGCCTTGGCCTGGTTGGACACACCCCATGCGGTGGTGCCGGCGGTCGCGGTGAGTGCGCCGTTGCCGTTGAGGTAGACGACCTGCCCTTCGGTGAGGGCTCCGGCGACGTCAATGGTCCAGGAACCGTCGAGCCACACGGTGAGGCGTTCGTCCTTCTTCGCGTCGACGAGGGCGACGCCACGGTAGGCGCCGATCGCGACGGGCTGCCCGGACGTGTAGTCCTTGTCGGCGGTGAGTGCGATGTGCTTGTTCTCGAGGTACTTCTGGTTCTTCGCCATGTCAGGCTCCCTTCATGGTCGCGAGCTCTTCCCACGACGGCAGTTCGGATTCGGTGACGTTCGTCTGGGTGGTGTCGGCCGGTCGGGATTCGCCGAGGCCGTGGACCTGCCCGTCACCGCCACCGAGGGTGCGCAGTTCGTCGGCGGCTTCCTTCGCCTCGGTGGCGATGGTGTCCTTGTCCTTGTCGGATTCGGTGAGCTGGTCGATGAGACGCGTCTTCATGCCGGGGGCGTTGATGTGCTCGAACGCTTCCTCGACGATGCCCGCGACCTCCGTGCGGCGGGCCTCCTTGGCCTTGGCCTTCTTGAGTTCGGCGATCTCGGCCTTGAGTGCGGCGTTCTCCTTGCGGAGCTTCTCGAGTTCCGAGTCGGCTTCTTCGACCCGGCCGGTGTTCTGGTTGTCAGCCATAGCGGCTGCCTCCTTGGGGTTGGATTCCTGGTTTCCAGTCCCAGCCGGGGCCGGGGTGGTCTTGGGGACGTACTGGGTTGTGGCGACCACCTCAGTGGGGTCGCCGTCGAGGGTGACGTTCACGCCGTCGATCGAGTACGCCTGCTCGTAGGTGGCCTGCTTGTCTTCGGATTCGAGGTCGAACCACACAACGTGACGGTCGGCGTCGAAGTCGCGGACCCAGATGTAGCCGCGGTCGATGCCGTGGGAAGAGCGGAGAGCGGACTGCAGGAGTTCGCGGGTTTCCTGCGTGGTGGCTTCACGCATGCGCGCGGACTCGAGCACCTCGAGCACCCGTCCTCCCCGACCGGCCTTGGTGACGAAGTCGACGCTGCGTGCCTCGACGAGGCGGGTCACGATGCGTTCCCCGTCCGCCTCCTTGACTTCTCCGGAGGCGCGGATGCTCACGCCGATGTCGTCGGCCATTTCGGCGAGGATCGGTTTCCAGTGGGTGTAGATGCGCGCCTCGGCGACGAGTCCACCCGATTCGTCGTCCCAGTGGGCGTCCTCGGTGAGTACGCCGACGAGATCCCGGATGGACCCTTCGGGGCGTTCCCAATCCTGGGCTTCGGTGGCGTGGTCGAGGTACATGTGGGTGCCTGCGGGGAATACCTTGTCGCGGCCGGCGGCTTCGATGGTCTCGCGCGGGTAGGTGCCGGAGGATCCGGTGCCGGGGGTGATGACGCCGATCTTGAACCGGCCACCGGACTGCGGGGTGAGTGTTCCCGCCTCGCTGAGGAGAGTCATTGCTTCGCCACCTTTCGGAGGTCTGTGAGGCTTGTTGCCTGGTAGGAGGGTCGCCAGTCGGGGTTGTCGACGCGCTGGGCCATGTCGGCGAGGGTGATGTCGCCGTTGGTGAGCATCCGATACCGGTCGGGGCCGAGTGCGGCGAGGGCGTCGTGTGGGTTGGTCTCGATCCAGTCCTCAGCGGAGGGCAGAACGTCCGGGGGTTCCTCGATGCCGGGGAAGCCCAGTTCCGCCCAGGTCTTGGTCTTGGGGATGAACGTGCACCGCCCGTTCTGGTGGTCCCAGGGGCCGGGGGTGTCTGGCGGGTATTCGGTGCCGTGCTTGGCGAGGCAGGACGGGCAGGTGCGGGATGACAGTTGAGCCGTCCACACGACGGCCGTGACGGTCGGGTTCGCGTTGTTCTGTGCCCGGTTCGCGGCCCGGTGCGCGTCGAGGGTCTCAGTCCTGGCGATTCTCATCGCCCGGGTGAGACCACCGTTGAACCCGCCGCGGGTGCGGCGCAGCATCTCCCTCGCCGCCCGGTCCGGATGCCAACCACTGGGTACGGCACGGATGAGCGCCGACGTCATCGCATCCACAGCCTCATCCGAAAGCGGCAAGGACGAGGCGTGGATCTGGCCCAACGACCGTTCGATGATCTGCTCAAGCGCCGACTGATCCACACGCGTGAAGCTGGGCAGCAGACGCTGGTCTACGGGCGGCATCTGCGACATGGCGACACCAGTGGTGAGGTCCGCGGTTCGTTCCACAACCTCCCGCACCGCCGGTTCCAGCAACGGCCCGATCTCCGCCGCGAGTTCCCGCAGTCGCGCCGAGGTCATCGCCAGGGCACGCTGGGTGCGCGCCAGTTGGGTGATCTGGGCCGGGGTGAGTTGGTCGCCGGCGGCTTTGCGGGCGAGGATCACCGTGATCGTGTCCTGCCATTCCGCGGCGATCTCCTGCCAGGCTTGCGCCCACCGTGCGGTGAGTGCCCTCGTGGAGGCGTCCACATAGTCGTCGACCATGTCCCGCAGCTCAGCGGCCCGACGCAACGTCAACTCAGTGATTGCCACACCGGGGCCTCCTCTACTGCTTCTTGATCGCCTCCGCCGGATCCTCACCGCGTTCAAACGCCGCCACAGCCGCATCCCCCGCGCTCGTGGTGGGGTCGATGAAGTTGCCGTCGTCGTCCGTCCACTGTTCGAGGGTTTCGTCCACGTCCCGCTCCCCCAGGGCACGCAACAGAAGCCGCATGGTCGTCAGGGGTGGGAGTTTCCCGGTCGCGTCAGCGTCAACGATCGCCTTCGTGATGACCGCAACATCGACGTCGTCGAGGTCGGGCCAGGTGAACGTGATCGTCCGGTCGTCGTCGTTGCCGAGCACCACCTCTTGGCGTTGCGTGTACGGGTCGACCTTGATGCCGCCCTTGAGTGGCCCCTGTGGGGCGAGGACTGCCTGGTCGATGACGTGGTTGAGGATCGCCCGATACGTTTCCTGTGCGACGTCACGGCGCCCCTGCATGGTCAACCGGGTCGGCTGGTTGAGGGTCTCCGCGACCGCACGTGCACCTGTCTGGCCCGGGTCGGAGAGGAGCGTGGTGACCGGGACACCGAACGCACTGGCGACCATCGTTGCGAGTGGTCGACCCGATTCGGCGTCGATCGTGGCACCGGTCTTCGGAACCGCCTCGAGTTGCGTGTTCGGGTCCATGCCGACGACACCACCAGCCTCGGGGAGACCGTTGAGTGCCGCACGCGCCTGCTGCGCTGTGGAACGCTTACCCGACAGTTTCCACGCGATGCGGGCGAGAGCCTTCGTGAGTTTCGCCCAGTCGTCGAGGAACCCCGTGTATGCGCGCGCCCAGGGAATGGCGGGGAACGCGTCCCCGAGCCCGTACTTCCCGACCTTGTTCACCGCCGTGTGATGCACGGCCGCGGACCAGTCGACGGGGTTGCCGTCGATGACGGGCATGCGCCTCGTCGGGGTGTACCCGAGAGCCGGATACCACACAGTCTTCTGCCGGGTAGTGACTCGCGAGGTGCGTTCCCCGATGGTGGTTTCTTCGTAGTCGCGGCGGTAGAACCACGGCTCCGAAGCATCCTGCGGGTTGGTGATGATGTCCGTGACTTCGAGAGAGTCGAGGGTGCGGACCCGCACGAAACCCGTCTGCGGGTTGGTGAACAGGATCGCGTACACGTTCCCGTCCGTCGCGAGCCGCTTCTCCCACTCCTCGTGCGCCTGATGCCCGGTGAACGCGGCACGGTTGCCCGGGTCGTCGAGGAACGCCTGCAGGACACTGTTGACGTCCTGCGTGCCGGACTCCTTGCCGTCTGCGGCTTGCACACCGATGCCGCCGTTGCCGTGAATGTAGCCGGTGCGCACAGCGATCGCCCTGGCGATGAGGGGGTTCGCGATCGCCATGACCCGGCATATCTGCGTCGCCTGCTTACGGCCCTCCGGGGTGAGGTCGCGTTCCGTCTGCTCGCCGAGCTTCTGCCAAGATGCATCCTCGGAGAACATGCGGGACAGCTGTTCGTAGGATTCCTCGAGACGAAACGACAGGGTTTCGACTTCACCCTTGAGGCGTTTCATCTCCGGGTCGTCAGCGGCTTCACGGAGGCCAAGCCAGTCGAGTACACCCATGTGGCCTCCTTTCAGAACTGAGTGATCAGGGGTGCGTCATCCGCCCACTCGTCGGCGACGAGCTGTTCCTGCGAGACAAGGGGGTGGAGGAGGAGGTTCTGTGCGGCGATCGCCATGCCGTCGCATGTGTCATCGTGGGTGGCGCCGGGGAATCCGCGGGCCTCCTCGATGAGGTCTTCGACGTTGGGCAGCAGTGACGAAGTGGGCAGGATGATGTTCCCGGCGTGTGCGAATGGGCTGATCGCGAGCATGCGCGTGTACTTCGTGCCCTCGGGCTCGACGGGGATGATGCCTGTGAGTTCCCGGGAGAGCGCCGTGGTGGCCGCGTCACCGTTCGCACGGGCCTCGATGTACTTGGCGGCCGCTTGCGGGTATTTCGCGGCCATGGAGCGCAGGGCATCGAGGGTGTCGTTGAAGTTCATGCGCCGACGGATCATGTCGATCAGGTAGATGTTGGGTCCGACCCGCAGCCAGGTTTGGATGACCGCGTAGTCGGAGGTCTCGCTGTCCCGGAACGTCAGGTCGGCGCTGATCGCGAGCTCGTACCCGTTCTCGATGAGTCCGGGTATGATCCTTGTGCCATTGTCTCGCTCAATCCACATGGGCTGGTTGTAGCGCGACCATTCGGCGGGGAACACGCCGCCCTCGTCCTGTGTGGGCCTCTGCTGATACAGCGAGGACCATGCCTTCGGAGGGGTCGCGAGCTTGCGCTGCTCCCACTGCTCATCGCTCATGCCATGGACGGTCTGCATGAACTCGCCAGGCTCGCGGCCAAGCGGGTCAGTTTCGCCCAGCGTGGGGTCGTGGTCGGCTTGCGCTGGGATACTGAGGACTTCCCAGTCCTCGCCGCCTGGCTCGGAGAGAATTCGGCCACCGAGGTCGCCGGTAGACCAGCGGGTCATGATCAGGACAACCGAGGTTCCTGGGTGAAGTCGAGACTGTGCCGTCTCGGTCCACCAATTCCAGGCGGTCTCCTGCTTAACCTTGGAGATCGCGTCCTCGTGGTTCTTCACGGGGTCATCGATGATCATGAGGTTCGATGGGCGGCCAGTCAGGGCGGAGCCGATGCCGGCAGTGAACATGCCACCGATATGCCCCTCGAGTTCCCACTCTTGTTGGGCGCTGATGTCGTCTCGAACGTTGATGCCAAGGAGTTCCTGGTTGGATCGAATGTCATCACGGACTGCACGGCCCCACCTGCGTGCAACTCCCGTCTCATATGACGCGAGCGTGATTCTGGTATCCGGATCCTGAGTTAATACCCACAGAGGAAACCGGCGTGAGGCTGTCTGGCTTTTCCCGTTTGCGGCGAAACATTGATCATGAGCCGGGAATCCGGTGTCTGGTATGCCCTGGTCAGCGCCTCGTCGATGAGCTTCAGCGCGGGTGTGACGACGATCTTTGGGTCGATCGCCTTGGCAAGCTTGAGCGGGGACGACCATCGAGGTCGAGTGTCAGCCGCGCGTTCAAGCTTGTCGGCCAAGGCGGTCATCCAGTCGATGCTCACGTTGACCTCCTATGCCGCTCGGTCCCGGTCGTTGTGGGTGAACAAGACGTTCCGGAGCTGCCGTGCCGCTTCGGCGGCTTCTTCGATCGTAGCGAACCGGGTGCCAGCGTAATGCTGTCGGCCTTCGTGTTGCACCTTAGCCATCCAAGCGTTGGTAATTGCGTTCCAGTAGACACCTTGGACGCCTGATGCCTTGTTGTTGCGGTTCGCGCCTTGTCGGTGCTGGTGGTTTTGGGAAGTCGTGACCAGTCGCAGGTGGTCAACGTTCATGCATGCGCGATTCCAGCACCGATGATCAATCTCCATCCCAGTCGGGATCGGGCCATTCGCCAGCGTCCAGGCGACTCGGTGCACCTCAGTGCGGATGCCTCGAAAGCTCATGTACCCGTAGCCGTTGCGGGCAATGTATCCCATCCAGAGGATGCAGCTATCGGCGGTGATCTTGCTCCTAGCCTCAAGCGTCCGTGCCGCCTTGGCATCGGGGCTCAGGTCAATGGTGGGGCTTCCATACTTGCGCCAGCGCTGGTAGTGCTTGTTGCACCACCCTCGCGCAAGGTGCGACCCGTCGCATCCGTCGATTGAGCACCTGGTAGCGTTTTCCATGAAGTCATCCCTTCAAGATGATTTCCATACCCCGGGCTGTTAGCGCAGCGCCGGGGTTCTTCTTTGGGTAAGACTGTGCCCCTCGGAGCCGGCGGATGAGACGGCCGCGGCTGCGACGAGGGGCCGGCATCCACGGGGAAAGGAACACGTGAATGCGAAAGATGGACCGCTGGTGACCCGTTTCAGGGTGTAAGCGAATCCATCTTTTCACAGACTATGCGGACAACTGGGCGCATGCAAGCCTGGGGGTGCGTGTCGCGAATCTTTCCACCACATCCCCCACCCGGAAGCCGTCAGCGTGCTTCGCGAGGTTGCCGCGCTTCCCGGCTTTGCGGATCGTGTCGGGGGGCACGTCCATGTCGTAGATCTCCCGCAGCACCGCGGACACGTTGGGGGCGGCGAGCACCTTGTCCAGGGTTTGGCCCTTGAGTTGCTCCCGCAGCGTGTGGGTGCGCTCCACGGTGCCGTCTGGGAGGCGCACTGTCTGCTCCCACGGCCACGCGTATATGGGGGCCCCGTCGAACAGGGTGACGAGCCGGCGTTCGTCTTTGCTGGCGTAGGGGCGGCGGAGGGCTTTCACGCAGTCGTCGATCTCGATGGTGAAGTCCTCGAGTGCGGGATGCTGGGCGAGCCAGTCGGCTTTGGTGTAGACCCAGGCGGCGATGGAGAGGGTGTCGTCGTCGCAATCGATGACGAATCCGCCTTCTTCGCCGATCATGAGCGCCCAGGAGGTGAGCTTCTGCTTCAAGTCCAGCTTCGCGTCGAGGATAGCCACTGGCATGGGTGGGCGTGACCCGCTGGTGGCCCCGGATTGGCCACCGCGCGGTGCTGGCGGGTGTTCGGCGAGGTTGAGGGCGTCGTGGATGTTGTCGCAGAGGTTGCGCACCCGCTGGGCTGGGGATGGGTCAGTCACTGGCCCCTCCTTCCGTCCAGGTCGTGCGGTCCTTGGTGTTCGCGCATATGGTCGGGGATGGTCCAGTAGTAGATGGATGGGCCGTTGCCTGTGATGCTGTGAGTTTCGACCCTGTGCCAGTTCCCGCAGGCGTACATGTGCCCAGGGCATACGATGTGGGTTCGTTCGGGCATGGCGGCGAGGAGTGCCTCCGCCTCGTCGGGGTGCTCGCGAACGAAATTCTCATCGATGTCATCGAGTCTCAGCTCAGACATGTGGCCTCCATTGAGCGGTGCGGTCGAGGGCGAGTTCCAGGCGCCGGTCGTCGAAGATCGTGACCTCGAATTCATCCCAGGGAGGGGCGACCTCGGCTTGTCTCCCGGCCCAGCAGCGATTCGTTCGCAGGCGCGTGACGGTGATGCCTCGGTGTTCGTTGCCGTCGTCTCGAATGTCGACGCGGGTGCCGAGGGTCGACAACGGCATGGTGTCGATCGGCAGCCACGGGTTATCAGTCACTTGCTCTCTCCTGGCCGGTAGATTCGTTCGCCGTCACGCATCGTGAGCAGTTCGGGCCCGTCCTCACCGATGACATGCAGGCCCGCCCGGTGGCAGTCGCATCCGCAGTCGGTTGGTTCGTCGTTGATGTCGTCCCAGGCGTTGCCGTCGCACTTGCGGTGGTTGCTATCTCGGCAATCTGGGCTGAGGAATATGGGTGTCATGCGTCCTCCTTGACGACTGGGACGTGGAACATGCGGTGCGGGACACGGCCGGCCTCCAGGGTCACTGTGCCGCTCTGAATGTCGTATGGGCTGGGGTTGGGTGCGACTTCTTCGCCGATCGCGTAGGTCGGGAAGAGGTGAAGCTCGAGAATCGTGTTCGGGTCGAAACCGAGTGTTCTGATTGCTTCGATGAGTTGCTGTTGAGTGATGACCTTGCTCATATCTCTCCTCGGTATCGTTGGGCGACTTGTTCGAGTGCTTGGGCGGTGAGGGCTGCGGCGTGGACCCACAGCATCCCGGTGACGGCGGCATTGTCGGTTTGGTAGAGGGCGTTGGCCTCAATGGAGTCGATGTGTTCGGCGAGGGTCATGCCGTCCGGGGTGGACCCGTTCGACTGGTGTGCGAGACCCAGTTCGACGGATGCGTCACGGATCCGCTTGCGTTGTTTCTCGCCTTCGGTGTAGCGGTCGTCGAACATCGTCATGTGCGTCCTCCTGCGGCGTCGCGGAGGATGCGGGGGATTTCGGTGGCGGCGGTGCGCATCTGCTCCGGGGTGGCGTTGATCGCGGTGAGGAGGGAGGTGAGGACGGCTTCGAACTGCTCCCCTGTCCGTTCGGCCACGCGCACTTGCCTCTCGTCCACACCGGCCTTGAGTGTTTCGGCGGCGTACCGGGCGAGCTGGTCTTGGGCCTTGTGGAGCATGGCGTACACGATGTGCTGGCGGGCTTCCTCGGTGCGGTCGAACTGGGCACCAAGTTCAGGGTTGTCCTTGGCGACGACCTTCGTCTCACCCCACCACAGGTCACCCTCGTGCTCGAGCGTCTCCACCTGGTGGCGCAACCACTCGACCTCCCCTGCTTTCGCCGCGACGAGGTCAAGCAACGCTTGTGCGGGGTCGAGGTTGTCGTGCGGGGTGCCGAGGCGGCGTGCGACGCGGGCGAGTTTCTCCTGCTCGAGGTTCCGGGCTGCGGCGGCACGGGACTTCTTGGATGCTCCGCCGTGGGCTCGGCACACTGTGAGACCGCGCACGGGGTAGGCGCCACACTGCTCCCCAGGCCGTTTCTTCGAGGCCGCCTGGCATTTCCGCGGGTCCCAGCCAGACTTGTCGATGTTCTTCCCGCTCATCACAGCCCCGTGACGGGTTGGAGGTCAGTGACCGTGATTGTTGCGTTCGCGGGCACCGTGTGCTGGTGGTCGGCGATGATCAACGTGGTGCTGGTGGTGGTGTGGGCGTAGAAGGTGAGGATGCCTTGCCGGCATCTGCCGAGGGCTTCCAGGGTGGGGAGGGTGACGTGTTTGCCCAGGTGTTCGGGGCCGATGTTGCGGGCTATCATGTGCCCAGCATTCAGGGGGGTGTCCTGGAATGCCCGGGACGGCACGCCGTGTTAGTGGGGGTTTTGGCGGTGGTTGAGGATCCAGGCGAGACCACGTGCTGGGGCGGAGATGAACAGGGTGCTGGGGGTGCGGGTGTTGCGGGGTCGCGGTGTGCGTGCGGCCCAAAGCCGGAACCATCGGGCCTCCCAGGGCCTCACTCCCGGTCCTCGTGGTGTCGGCAGGCGATGCGCCCACAATGGCAGGTGATCAGTGAGAGGTCGTCCGGGTAGAAGTAGTGGTTGACGCCTTCTTCGTCAACGTAGCGCCCCCAACTCCGGTACACGGGTCGACTGTGCACGTACTGGCCTGAGCTGAGCAGCCAGTGGCGGTGCCATTCGCCTCGAGTGTGCTCGGCGAGGTGGTTGAAGGGCTTCACGTCTCCTCCGTTCACAAGTTTCGTCCCATCGGACGGGTGGAAAGTTGTAGGGTCATCGGCCCTCCCCAAGTAGTTTGAGTCGTGCGTCCTCACTGCCGAGTAGGGTCACTGCGATGCGTGCGCACGGCTCACAGAGGGGTGTGAACGCGGCCGCGCAGTGCTCTCCGCGGTCGATGCAGTTCACGTCTCCACCTCCATCCCTGACACCCAGCCTTCGATCTGCATGGTCCCGCAGCACTCGTCAACCCTGGCCTTCAGCCCCAGGTCGTCGATGACTGCCTGAGCACCAGCTCGGCAGACCTCCCTGTCCGCTTCGGAGATGTCGTCCCACGTCACCGGACTCTCAAGACCCATCTGCTCAGCGGCCATGCGAGCGGTCGCGGCAATATGTACCTTCGCGATCCTGTCCCGAAGACTGTCAGCGTCCATCACGCGCCTCCTGTTCGATCCGGTCGGCTTCGGCCAGGAGCGTTCTGCGCGCCTCCACTGCCGCTGGAATGTCCTTCGCGGCGAACTCCCGCAGCGTGTCCGCCCGGACCTTCGCGATGAACCGGTCGAACGCCGCGCCACGCGCAGTCTCCGTCCCGTCTCCCGGCGGTGCCCACGGTCGGTACTCACCTCCGACCACGACGTACTCACGCATCTCCTCCTCGCTCGGCACGTAGGGTTCACTGCTCATCGTGGGATCACCACCGCGTCGAATCTCGGCCGATGAGGCGGCGACCACTCGGTATCTTCGTAGCGCCCGTTCCACCATTGCTCTTCGGCAGCCGCGGCGCCACGGTCAGCGACCTCCACGACCTTGATGCTCATCGGCTGCTCGTAACCGCCCTCGTATCCGTCCACTAGGACGGGGAGATCACCACACTCCTGCTGGACTCCCTCGAGCTCTGCGATCACGTCGCTGATCGTCTTCATGTCACTCACGGTCTTCACCTCCCGGTGCGGTCACGGGATCGGGGATGCGAGCGAACAGTTCCGGGTCATCCCCAAGGGCGGCGAGCTTCCTCACCACCAGGTCGATCCCGACCGCGACTCCGTAGTGCACTGGGCACTGGTCCTCGTCCTCATCCATCGCGCACCTCCCACGGCGACACCGCGCGCCGGACGATGCGAGGATTGCGGAACGTCCTGGGGTGCGCCGCCGATGCTTTGCGGTTAGCTCGGTGATCCACCCAGGTGTCCTCCCAGGACTTATTTCCGCCGTACACGAGCGGCACCCAGTCGTCCTTGCCGTCTCGCCCGTCGTTGCGTTCGATGTACGTGCCGTACTCCCACGGCGACTCATCGTTCTCTTCGAGGCCGAGGCGAATCTGCACGGCCTCGCTCGATCCCCGGTCACTCATCCCCGATCACCGCCTCAAGGGCGCGGAGTTCGGCGCAAGGCCAGTCCTCGGGCTCCCCATCGTCATACCGGCAAGTCCGGCACTGTGTGATGCCAGCGGGTAAGTCCTCGCACAGGAGCGTCCCGTCCTCAGCCTCCCAGTGGCGGGAGTCCTGGTGCTCCTCGTCGTCGTTCTCGCACTGGTCCGCCGTCTGGTAGAGGGCGTCCGGTCGGTGCCGGTCGAGCACCATCCCCACCACGGCGACGAGCGTCGGGAGGTGGTTGTGGGCGTCGACGATGGAGACGACGTCAGCCGGATTGTCGAGATAGCCGTCGCCGTCACAGCAGCCGTTGATCATGGGGATCGGCGTGTGCTGGGGCGTCAGAATGTTCGCAGGCTCACGGCCCGGGCCTTCGTATGCTTCCCACGGCCCCTCCGTCGCCTTCGAGTGCACAGCCTTGCGCTCCGTCAGCCATGCTTCGAGTTCGGTGTCAGGCATCGTCGTCTCCCATCAGGTCAGCATCGTCGGGGTGGATTCGCCCGATGACGGTTCGCCACGGGCGGGTGAGTGTGTCGTAATGGTCCTGGGTGAGGCCGTGCTGGCCGATGAGGTCACGGACCACGATGGCCCAAGCCCCGTCCCGAGCCGCGTCCCAAGCCGCGCGCCGAGCCGCGTCCCGAGCCGCGCGCCGAGCCGCGCGCCGAGCCGCGCCCCAAGCCGCGTCCCAAGCCGCGCCCCAAGCCGCGCGCCGAGCCGCGCCCCAAGCCGCGCGCAGGCTTTCACCATCAGCCTGCGTCAACGCCCCAGATCGCTCGATCAGCGCGGCGATCTCACGCCCCTGCGGCCCCAGTGCCAGGTGAGCGTCGATCTCACGCACCACGGTCAGCGAGAAAAACCCCCGTTTGTGCTCCTCGTTGGCGACAGGCTCCCCTGTCACCTCGAACAGCCTGCACGGCCACGACCCGCCAATCAGCGTTTCGGTCGGCACAGTGGCGGCATGGAGGACTGTAGAGCTACAGCACTCCGGGGCGTCCACGACCGGGAGTACGATCGGGTCACCGCCGACAGCACCGGCGTAGTCCACTGTCCCCGAGTAGAAGTCCGTCCCGTCCGGGCGGGTGGCTTTGTAGAAAATGGGCTGGTCACTCACCGTCATCACCCCCGAGGCCGAGGCGGGTGCGGACCTGCCCGGCGACCTGCACGTAGTCGGCGGCGAGGACACCCGAGTCGAGGAGGGCCACGAGCGTCGCCGTCCTGGTCTCGAACGCGAGGGCGAGGGTCGCCTGGGTGTATGTCAGCAGTGCGAGGACGTTCGCGGACGGGTCACCCTCAGCAGCAACCGTGGTTGCGGCGGTGAGTCTCGCTACGGCTTCGGCTTCGGGGTTCCCGGGGAGTGAGGTGGGTGTGTCATTCATGGTCTGAGCCTTTCGCTTGGTGTCCTGGTTTCCCGGATCCGGCACGCGGGTCCGGTGAGGTTCGGTTTTTCGGGTCGAATTCGGTGAGGTTCACAGACCGGTGAACCTGGTGTGCGCGGGTCAGTCGCCGGCGAGTCAGGGTGGTTTCGATGAGGGCGAGCAGGCGGGTCATGAGGCGGCTTCCAATGCTGGTCTGACCGGCAAGTCCGACACGGATGCGAAGTGCCCCTCCCATTGGAGTTTGAGCGGGTACGTGGTTCCGTGACGGTTCTTCGCGACGAGCATGTCGAGCTCCGGCACGTCCGGATCCTCCCGGTGCAGGAGCAGCACCACGTCGGCGTCCTGCTCGATCGCCCCGGACTCACGCAGGTCCGCGAGCGATGGTTTCCCGCCGCGAGCGGACTCCCGGTTGAGCTGGGAGAGCACCAGGACGGGCACGTCGAAGGTCTTCGCCATGACCTTGAGTGCCCGCGTCCAGCGGGCGATCTCCTCGTGGCGTTTGCGTTCGGATTTGCCCGTGGATTCCATGAGCTGCAGGTAGTCGACGACGATCATCGACAGGGGTGTGCGGCGTTGGATGGTTCGTGCCATGCGGCGGATGCCTTCGACGGTCTGTGCGGGGTTGTCGTCGATGAAGAACCTCTCCCACCCGCTGGCGTCTCGGTTGGACAGGCGTTCCCATTCGTTGGGGGTCATGTTCGAGTTGAGGATGTTCGTCAGGGGGATGTGCAGGAGTTGGGAGATGACGCGTTTGTGGATTTCGCCGCGGCTCATTTCGAGGGTGCACATGAGGACGGCTCCGCGTCCGAGCATGTTGACCGCGGATTGGAGGCCGATGAGGGTTTTGCCGCTGCCTGGTCGGGCGCCGATGACGTAGAGGGCTCCTGGTCGCCAGCCGGCGATGAGGTGGTTGAGGTCCTGCCAGGGGGTGGGCGTGTATCGGGGTTCCTCATCGAGTTCACGGATCGTGTCGGCGACGGTGTCGGCCATGGATTGGATTTCGCTGGTGTTGACGTTGCCGGCATCGTCGATCGCTTTGCGGGCGATTTCGATGAGCTGGTTGATGTCGGGGGTGTCGGTGACAGCTTGGGTGATGGTGCCTGCTGCGGTGATGAGTCTGCGCCGGATTCCGTGCTCGCGGATGATCTGCTCGTATTGGCCTGCGAGGGCGGCTGTGGGGGTGTCGTGGAGTGCCCGGGCGAGGTAGACGGGTTCGACGAGACGCCGGGTTTCTGCGGGGGCTGTGGTGAGGGCGTTGCCGGTTGTGACGAGGTCGACGGCTTGGCCGGTGGACCAGAGTTCGCGCATGAGCGTGTAGGCGGCGGCGTTGCGGGGGCTGGCGAAGTCGTCGGGGGTGAGGGTGATGTCTTCGAGTGCTCGGCCGTTGCTGAGGAGGATTGCTCCGAGGAGGGACTGTTCGGCTTCGTCTGCGTTGGTGGTTTCGGTCATCAGAATGGTCCTTTCCGCTCCCAGAGGTCGGTTGGTGGTGGTGGTGTTGCGCTGCGTGGTTTGAAGTCGTTGGCTCGGTTGAGCCAGGTGTGGAATGCCTTGCCCCAGTCGACGTAGCGGAGGCCTTTGGCTTCGACGTTGTCTCGGAATTTCTCTGCTTCGAGGTCGACGTCGAGGTTGAGGTTCTGTGCTTTCTCGATGTGGGTGTCCCCGTAGGTCCAGTCGTCTGGGAGGGCTGTGGATGGTCGCTTGCGACCGGTGCTCTCGCGCGGCGAAGCCGCCTCTATAGGAGCTGGAGTAGTGGAGCTGGAGTAGGAGCTGGAGTAGAGGGGGTCGAAACCTTCGGTCGCGTTTCGGCGAAACCCTTGTCGAAAGTCATGTCGAAACCCCTGTGGAAACTCCTCTCGAAACAGGGGCAAACCCTTCGGGTCAATCGCCGGTTGCTCGAGCAGTGAGGAAATCCGCTCATCCTCGAATGCCGACAAGTCGGGATGCCGGTTACGCAGTTTCGTCAGCTCGTGCGTGAGGACTCCGCGCAGGGTGTTCGAGTAGGTTGCCGAGTACGCTTTCGCCATGGACACGGGCAGGCGCGGCTGTTTGAGCAGTCCGTCCCATTTGATCCAGGACCGCAGGAGCGCCTCCTCAGTGTCCTCGTCGATGATGACGAACAGGTTGTTCGACAGTTCCGCGGCTGCTTCAATCACTGCTTCCTTGTCCCATCCGCCAGCCAGTGAGGCAAGGCGGCCTGGGCGCCAGTCGACGACACCGCAGTAGGTGAGGTCGGGGTGGGTCCAGAGCACGAAGTACAGGTGCTGGGCGGCCGGGCTGAGGTTGCGGAAGTCGGCGTCCTGCCAGATGGTGACGTTGACTCGTGCGTGATCCCTGGCCACTTACGCCGCCTCCCCTGGATGGTCGAGGGCGATGAGGTCGCCGATGTGTGCGCCTTCGAGTGCGGCGATCGCGAGGTCGATGTTGTGTGCGGTCGGTGACCGGTGGTTGAGGATGGATTGCGCGAGTGTGATGCGTGCGCATGCTTCGGAGTGGGTGAGTTCGTCCATGTCAGTCCTCCTTCGCCCGTGGCCCCACGAGCCCCAGCACCTCGAGCACGTCCCTGGCCTCGGCGGTGGGCAGCCAGGATGCGACGGTGAGCATCGCCTCGTGGTCGGTGTGGGGGTCGCGGATGATCGTGTGGCCCAGGTCGACGTCGATGCCGGCGGGGAGTGCGAATCCTGCACGGTTGCTCATGGCTTCTCCTGATGGAATGTGAGTGTGATGGTCCGCCAGCCCTTCTCCGTGACCCGAGGGCCACGTCGGTAGGTGGTGGCGGTGATGTGGTCGGTGCTGTCATCGACAAGCGCACCGGCGGCGACGATCCCGTCGATCAAGCACTTGACCGTAGGAGCCGAATTGTCCGCGTCCGCACGCCCGTGAGTACGGAGTCCCACAGTGACGGTGAGCGTGCACGGCGTGGGGATGGTCAGACGGTGCTTGCGGGCGAGGAACATGCCCCGGTTGCGCAGCGCGATCTTCCGTTGACGTTCCGGTCGCCAGTGGTGGCGATCGTTCGCACTGAGATATTCGTTGTCGGGTACGTCGATGACGAGTTCGGTCATGCGGCACCCCCGAGGTCGAGGACACCCTGGTCGAATCGCCTGGCAGCGATCTCGCAGTACCGCTCGTCCATCTCGATGCCGATACCTCGTCTGCCCAGCGCGTGGGCAGCAAAAAGAGTGGAGCCACTCCCCATGAACGGGTCCAAGACCGTGCCTCCCACGTCTGAGACAAGCGCTACGGCTTCCCGCATCCACGCTTCCGGCTTAGTTGTCAGGTGGTCCGCCTCTTTGGTCCGTGGCTTCGGGATGTCCCACCTGTTAGAGGTCCGCCAATCGGGGTTGATGACGGCCGGCTGCCCAGGTTTACGCAGGAGCGACGCAATTTCATGAGCTGGCGCAAGGGTCGTGGTGGACTTCGCCACGCCTTGACTCGCGAACACCAGCACGTCGAGAGGGACGAAGCCCACTGCTTCGGCTTCTGTCACCATCTGGTGAAACGTTCGGTTGCCACAAAACGCTATATGGGCCGAACCGTCAGGCACTGTGTCGAACATCAGCCCGAATGCGTCGCGCATCAACTCAGCGAACACCCTCTGGTCGTGATCCGCGTACCCTCTGGAATGTGTCGCTTTCTCCGACCAGTTCGGGGATACGAAGCCGAGCATGTTGCCAGCCCGATCCACCGCGTATGGCGGGTCGGTGACGATATTGTCAGCGGACAGTCCAGGAAGAATGCCACGGCAGTCGCCGTGGTACAACGTGACGTGCTCGTCTTGGTAGTACGGCTTCATGCCGCACCTCGGCATTCTGCGATGAACGCTCGCCCCTCCGGTGTGGTCGCGAAGTCCGCGACGACCTCCCCCGCCACGGTGTCGCGGCGCTTCCGTGCACGGAGCATGGAGGCGTGGGCGCGGAGGATCGCCTGGTAGGTGGGTTCCTGGACTGACGTGCGCGGGAACCTCAGGACGCGGGCGAGGGTGTCGTAGGAGACACCAACCTTCTCGGCGGTCGCGCGGATGCTCCCGTGGTGGTCGACGAGTGCTTCGGCCCGGGCGCGGACACTCGCATTCGAGTGGGTGATTCTGAGGCGGGTCATGCTTCTCTCCTAGTAACACTGGTTTGCTTATTCATGCCGTCACCTCCATGACGGGTGCACGCTCAGCGAGTCTCGTGATCGCAACAGCCCACGCACGTGCCGCGGTGGTTTCCGTCGCGATGATCCACCGGCCGTCAGCGACGACCAACCACACCTGCCAAGTACGTGGTGCGGCCTTGACGATGCGGAAATGTGGGGGTCTCATGCGGCGTCTCTCCTTTCGCGTTGCTTCCTGGCCGCGTCGTAGCGGCGTGTGTGCCCGGTGCGGTCGTCGTCGCAACGGCGGGCGTTGTTGACGACGGGGACACCACAGTCGGGACAGAGTCGTTCGGGGGTGAGGGTGAGGCGTTCCCTGGCGGTCAGTCCCCCGCGTATCCCGAACCGCTGATCGAACGGGAGGGTGGCCTCCTCCTCGAGGGCAGCCCGGAGACAGAATTCCTTCGCCGGACACCTGAAACACATCTCTATGGCCTGCTTGGCCTGGTCTGGACCAGCCGGGAAAAAGATCGAGTCGGCAGCGTTCCCGCCAATCTGTGCGCAAATGGCGTCATCCCATTCATCCGAGTACCGGGGGATTCTCATGAGTGACCACTCGTCTTTCCGTTGACGATCCTTGATGCCTGCGACGAGTCGATGCCATAGAATGCGGCGATCTCTGTCTGCGGAACTCCGAGCGCGTACAGGGCGCGGATTGACCGGCGGTCGTCGAGGGTCAGCCTCTCGACTTTCGGGAGATCGTCTGGGTCAACCAGCCCATTGGCGATTGCTGACTTGACTCGATCGTGAGCTGATTTGAATCCGGCCAGCCCAGTTGCATCCGCGATCTGCTGATAGGTCAGACCCTCAATTCGCAACTGGACCGCTTCCATCTGGTCCTCAAACACTCCGAGTCGACCTAAAGTTCGTCGAACATGCTCTGCCGGCGTGACCGGGCACAGGTGATCGGGGTTGACGCACGGAGGGTTCTCGCACTCATGATCGAGGTGGTATCCCTCGGGGATTGGACCCTTGTGCCTTCGGTAGGAGACACGGTGCGCCCAGTCGACTCGGCGACCCGGCGGCTGCTCGATGTCGTAGGCTTTGCCATACCCGTTCTTGTCAATGTGGCCCTGCCATTCCCAGCACCCCGACTCGACCACGATGTAGTCGGACAGGATGCTGGGACGACTTGCGTCCGCACAGTCCTTGGAGCAGTAGACGCGCTTGCGCCAGACTCGGTATGCGTCCTTGGGCCTCTTCTCGATGACCTTTCCGCACGCCTTGCAAACTGGGCCCTGGGCGATGGTCGCGTCAGAATGGTGGACGGCTGTCATCTTGACCTCCACTCTGGTTCTGGTCCCAACCACCGCCCTGCCCCTGCTGGGACTGCTGAGCCCATCCGCCGGCCTGCTGGGACTGCTGGAAGCCGCCCTGCTGCTGGCCGCCGAACCCGCCGCCGGACTGGTTCTTCGTCACCACCGCGGTTGCACGCCGCAAGTTCGGTCCGACGTCATCGACGTCAAGATCCATGACCGTGCGCTTCTCACCCTCCTTGGTCTCGAACGAGCGGGACTTGAGGCGACCTTGGACGACGACGTTAGTCCCCCGGCGGAGAGACTCCGCGACATTCTCGCCCAGTTGCTTCCATGCTGAGCACCGCAGGAACAGCGTCTCCCCGTCCTTAAACTCGCCGGCCTGCCGATCGAAGATGCGTGGCGTCGAGGCGACGGTGAAGTTCGCGACTGCAGCACCGTTGGGTGTGAACCGAAGCTCCGGATCCGAGGTGAGGTTGCCGATGACGGTAATGACTGTTTCGCCTGCCATGGTTACTGCTCCTTGTTCTTGGTGTGAAAACTCTTCTTGAGCGAGCCGCCCGCAAACTCTCCGAACAGCTCGAGCCTCTTCTTTGCCGCTACCTCTGCGGCCTCTTGCGGGGAGTTGAACGTTCCGAGGTGGTACTTCTTGCCGCCCTTGCCCACGGTCGCGGACCATCCCCTGCCGTTCTTCGAAACACCCCTGTATCCAGAGAGATTCGCGGCGGTAGCGCCTCGCCTGTGCTGGGAGTTCTCCGCGGGCGTGGCTAGCCGTAGATGGTCGAGATTGACACAGGCTGGCTCGTGGCAGATGTGGTCGATCTGCATCCCCTCAGGAATTGGGCCGTGCTCTTGTTCCCAGGCGTAGCGGTGGACCAGGGTCATCCGCCCGGACGCCCTTACGAGTCCGTGTCCTCGTGAGTTGACTGTCCCGGCCCACAGGACGCATTCGCCCCTCCGGGTGACGTACTTCTCAAGCGCCTCGTCGGGCGACTTGAACCGGTTGCGAACAGGGATGTCCGGACGAGGATCCCCGTACTTCTTCCACCTCTCCCAGTGAGCTACACACCAGCCCCGAGATTCGGCAGGGCGCCCGCAGCTAGCAATAGAGCATGGTGGGCCATCCTTGGCTCTATGGCTTCTGCTGCGATTTCGTGCGTCAGGCATGTCAGGCCGCCTCTCCGGTGATCTCGCCGTTCTCGTCGACGAGCTGACCGTCGATGATCTCGGTGTTCTGCTCTTCCATCTGCCGCAGAGCGGTGCCCGTGGTCATGAGGAACGACTTGAGATCGTCGTCGAGTTCACCGGCGGCCTTGCACTCGTTGAACAGTGCCGCGAGCTGGTCTGCGGTCTCGCAGTCACCGGCCTCGGCGTACCAGTCCCGGCCACTCCCCTGCGCCGGTGCCTGCTGGGTCTGGTTGGCCTGCTCGCGCTGTTTCTGCGTGCGCGGCCGCGGGGACGGCGCCGGGGGCGGGGTTTCCGAGGTGAACTCGGCGACTTCCTCGGGGGTGTATTTGAGTCCGCCGAGGACTTCGGGGCAGGCCATGCGCACGCACTCGCTGGTCGCACGCCAGCGGAGCATTGTCGCCGGATCCTTCGCCCAGTGGCCCTTCCCCCACAGGCCAGCCGCCTGAGCCTTCTTCTGGTCCCACACGGACCGGTGAGTGAAGTCCGGGTCATCCTTGCGGATGATCTCGCACACCGCAGACCCGTCATCGTCGTTGCGGGTGCGCACGATGTGACCCGCCGACCGGGCAAGGGACGACATCATGGATGCCGACAGGGACGGGGAACCGTTGATGACGTTGATCTCGTTGAGAGCGACGATCGGCTGGATGCCCAGGGCGTTGCCGTACTCGATCGCGACGAAGACGTTCGCGGGGTTGCGCTGGAACGCCTTGGGGATCATGTTCGCGTCGGCGAGGATGGACGCATAGTTCTGCTTCTCGGCGACGCTCATCTCGAGTGCCGAGGCTGAGGTGTGGGTGACGATGTCGGTGTTCACAGTTCTTCTCCTTGTTCGATGTTGGTGAGTAGGTACTTCGGCGGGACATTAAGTGCGCGGGCGAGAGCATCCACCTGGTCGAGGCTGACGGTCTTGAGGTCGTTAGCTTCGAGCCGCCAGATCGAATGGTTCGTGACCGTGGGTCGGGTCTTCCGGCTGAGGTCGAGCTTTGACCAGCCCGACGCCACCCTGAGACGGCGAACGTTCGCGGCCAGCACTTCCGAGGACTTCATGCCGCAGCCTCGATGATCGACAGGCGGCGCGTGGGTGCCCCGACCTTCGTGTATTCGGCTTTGATGTCGGCGAGGTTCTTCTTCGTGGCCTCGATCCCGCGGTCGGCGGCGAGCTTCGTGAGCACAGCGTCCTGGTCGAACGTCTTGCGTCCGGCGATCTCCTGCCACCGGGCCACAGGGCGGCCGTCGATGGTCAGGTATTCGTGGTCACCGATCACGGCCTTGAGGCGCGTCTCGATCGCGGTGCGTTCGGTCTTGAGCGTCGCCTCGGTGTCCTTGATCTCCGCGAGTTTCGTCAGGTCGTCCTCCACCAGCTCCGGCAGGGGTGCCTCGGTGCAGGATTCGGGGTCGAGCACACGCGGGTGCCGGACCGCGAGTTCGCCGGGAGTGACGGTGGCGAGGTCGACCGGTGGGGGTTCGTTCGAGAGCACATGCGCCCAGAACAGGGCGGCGGTGGACCGGATCTCGGCGATGAGGTTCTCGTCCCGGTCGACGGGGCCGACGATGTGCGGGGTGCGGTCGACGAGGGCGATGAACCATCCGTGCGAGCGGCCCGTGACGCTGAGGTACCACTGCAACTGCACGTAGGCGTTGTCCGGGATCTCGCCCGCCTGCCAGTCGCGGGCCTTGTCCGTGTAGATGCCGGTGGTTTTGATCTCGAGGATCCCGCCGTCCGCGGTGAGCCGGTCGGGGTTCGCGATCGCCCAGGGAGTCTTCTTTTCCGCGTAGGTGCCGACGTTGCGGGTCGCGATGCCCGTGTCCTCGGTGAAGCGTGTGGCGAGCAGCGGTTCGACTTCCTGACCGAACCAGAAGATGTCCTTGACCTCCTCGACGGGGTCGGTGTCGCTGGTCTTGTCCTGCCAGATCTCGAACGGGGTACGGAACGACGAGGCTCCGGTGATCTCGGCGATGTCGGATCCGCCGAGCCCCTGCCTGCGGACCGCGAGCCAGTCAGTTCGGGGTGCGTCGGCGGGGAGGATGAGTTTCGCGTTGGGGACGCGGTAGTCGGGTTTCGTGGTCATTGCTGTCTCATTTCGTTGAAGGCGGCGACGGTTCCTGCCGCGAGGATGGTCAGGCCCAGGAGTGAGAGCCCGTTGGCGGTGAGGGTGAAGCTCAGCGACCACACGTAGGTCGCGGCACCCAACGCGGCGGCCGGCACCCACAGGAGCCAGGCGCGGCGCTTCCGGTGGATCGGGTGACGACTCATGCCGCGGCCCCCGGATCCCACGGGCCTGCTGCGCCCTTGTCCCGGTGGTGTTGCTGTTCGAGGACCGCGTCCTCGACGTCGTTGAGGAACTGCTCCCCTGCGTCGTCGGCGAGAACACCGGTGACCTGCTTGCCCTTGGTGGTGGTGAACTCGACGTGCAGTTCCCCGTTGATGCAGTTCACGGTCGCGGTCTTGGCGTGGAAGTGCATCATGCCGCGGCGCCCTTCTGTGCGTTGAGGTACTTCCTGATGTCCGCTGGGTCGTAGCGCCACATGCCGCCGACAGCGATGCCGGGGAACGCGCCACGCCTACGGAGCCGGTTGACGTGCTGAACGGAACAGTCGAGCCATTCCGCGACCTCCGTGCCCTTGAGGAGTTTGTCCAGCTGGATCACGACGCCTCCTTCACTTCGGCGAGGGCCGCATCCACGCGGGCCTCCCATGCTTTCTGCGCCCGCTCGTCGGCGCGCTTCTCGTGGTCGGTGCGCTCATCCGGGCAGTCCGGACACCAGGTCACGTGGTCGTCGATCGCGTCCTGGGCGGATCCGCCGGTAAGGATGACGCCACCGCCGCACTCGAACTCGATGTAGGTGGTCATCACGCCACCTCGAGTTCGTGTTGGACGTGCGGGATGCCGAGCTTGCGGCGGATGAACTCCACACCGGAGGGCTGCACCGTCGTCGTGTACGAGCACCCGATCGTGTCGTCCTTGCGCTCATACGAGTACGGGGTGACCTTGAAGTGGTGCATGTACTTCTGGTAAGGGGTGTTGTGCATGTGCCCCTTGGCGATGAACACCCCGGCGTTGCGCAGTTCCGCGAACAGCTTGTTCTGCGACCTGCCGAGCATCTTCGCCACGCGCCCCACCGAGTAGGTGCCGTCCGCGTTCATGAACGCCTCATAGGCATCCGCCTTCGGGGACAGTTCGGCGATGGTGGCGTCTTTTGCCTCGAGCATCTTGTTCGCCTCGACGAGGGCGAGCGCAACAAGCTCGGGTCCGGAAGGTGTTGGCACCGGCGCGGCAAGCGCCTGGCGCATCGCGTAGAAGTCGCGGACGAGCGCCACCTTGAGTTCCCGGACCACGCTGGTGTTCCGGAGGTAGGTGATGAGGAGGGTTGACTGCTGCTCGTTCAGTCGGGCGATCTCGCGAGACTGAGTTCCGCCGGCAGTGGCGAAGGGTGCGATTTCAAATCCGACCCTTCCGAACTGCTCGAAGTCGCGGAGGTTGTCACGCACGAGCCTGATGACCGAGGCGTGCTGGTTGCCGGTTCGGTCCGCAACGATGAGCGTGTCAGTGACCGGCTCTCCGTCGACGAGGCGAACGAGGCTGGTATCCTGAGAATGGTTCATCTCTGGTCCTTTCTGGATCGTTGCCCTCACCTGTTGGACCAGGTGGGGGCATTTCTTATGCGGCGTAGTTGATTCGCTCGAGGTCGAAGAGCTCCTCGGTCTCGAATCCGAGGGCTTTCGCGATCTTTCCGGCGGTCTCGGGGTTGCACGTCTCGCGTGCTCCGAGGATGTTGCCGACCGTTCCGGTCGAGACCTTCGCCTTGAACGCGAGGTCTGAGTTGGTCCACTGCTTGAACTTCATCGCCAAGCGAATCTGCGCCTTGCGCGGCCGGGCGGTGAGACCCCTGCGGGTCTGGTTGTAGGTTGTTGCCATGTCACCTCCCCTCACGCGACTGCCACGGGCCGAAGGCTGGCTTTGCCGACGTAGCGCACCCAGACCTCTCCCCTGCGAGTCATGGCCTCGAAGTCGCCCCTGGGGAAGTCTTGGAGCTTGCCGGAGTTGATCGAGTTCGAGTACTTGACTCTGGATGCGGGCTTCAAGTGGTCGAGGTTGAGTTGCGCCCATTCGCCTGGGTGCGCCCGGAGGGTGTCGGCGTCGTCCCGGTACTTGCTCGCCTGGGTGAGCTTCGGAGGCGGGGTTCCGAATTTGACGGTCATGGGAGTGTCCTTTCGTGGTTGGATGTGGTCATGGATTGGCTTGCTGTGATTCCCGTGTCAGCGCTCGTGTCCGCTGTCGTCACGGGGTTTCTCTGGTGGATTGATCGGAAGAAGCCGCTTCTCGTTCTGCAGCGATACAACGAACCCAGCCGGGATGAAGAAGGAGAAGAGGGGATCCTTCGCCATCGGCATCAGCTCACGAACGTGGGTGATGCTCCTGCGTTCGATATCGCCATGTACGGGCATTTGGCAGATATCGCGGCTCCCGTTCCCACCGGCACCAGGTGGCAGTCTTGGACTCATCGGGTGGTGCTTCTTCAGCCGGGTGAATCTGTCGACGTGTACGTGGCTTGGGCGGGCGATCAGTTCCATGAGGCGGGAGTCAGGATTGGGTACTCCCGCTCCCCCGGGCGTCCGTTCTGGTACCGCTGGGTTTACGTTCATCTCGATCGGGCACTCTCGACGACTAACGCCAGACCAGGAAGCCTGAAACTAGATCGAGTAGCACTTCTGCGGCTTCGAGTAGCAGCGGAAGAAGCATCGCCGCGAGCGCAAAAAGCCCGAGCCATAGAGCCTCAGTCGGCTCTCCGGCGGCGAGTCGGTTCGCTACTATCCAGACTCCGCAAATGAAGCAGAGCACCATGTGAGCAACAGTCCTCATCTCCATGCCCCTTCGTGAGCTTCAAGTGTTTCACTGACATTTATGAGACTAGAGCATGTGACCAGATTGAGTCAACTAATTCATTGATTTTTCTGACACTCCGCGGCACGAAGGGAATTACGACGATGTTCTTTGTGTCTGAGCGCGACACACTAGACTTGCTCTAGCCTTGCCCCTGCCTGAAAGTGGACACCGTGAGCCGACTATCGGAGCTCCTGAAAGATCTGAAGACTGAGCGCGAGCTGACGAATCCACAGATCGTGGAATCGGCGAAGCGCCAAGGACTGAAGCTCTCAGCAGGCAACGTATCGAACTACCTGAACGGGAATCATCCCGAACGCCCTCCGACTAAGACTCTCGCGGCGTTCGCGAAGGTCTTCGGCGTCCCGGTCTCGGACTTGGAGGCGGCCGCTGCCTACACAGGCCGCGAACCATTCACCCCAGATCCGTCGTCGGATCGGCTCACCGCTCCACAGCGTGCCGCTGTGAATGAGATCATCCGCCTCCTGGCGGACGGGAACACGGGAGCAGGTGAGTCGAATGGTTCCCCCATGAACGATGCCGGAGGGAAGCCGGCGACCGAAGAGGCACAGCTCGCCAGCGACTTCGTTGAGAGCAAACGCCGGCAGCGGGAGGGCGGGGCCGGGGGTAACGTGCACCACTTGGTGCCCCCTCCGCCGGCAGAGAAGACGGCCGCCTACCGGACGCGAAGCCGGGACAAGGAGGAAGAGGAACGGTCCCGGCAGCGGGGCGAGGAGACGCAGGAGCGCGATGACGATGACTGATCCCTCACACTCCCATTCAATCCCCACCCAGGACGGCTAGTATGAGTTCAGACCACCACAACACCACGGGAGACAACGACGATGAGCACGTCAGCGATGAACCGAGCGATACGCCGCGGAATTCGTCGCGGACTGGCGATGCAGTCCGGCGACATTTCGAGCACTCAGAAGATGCGGGACCGGATCAGGAATCGAGACTACATCGGGGAGACGTGGACCGACGTGGGGACCGCGATTTCCGAGGCGATGTATACGACGGACCAGCGCAGGTCGACCCCGAAACCGGGCAAGGCTTAGTCCACGTCACAACCGCGCGCAGCGGACCGTTGCCAGATCCCGGAGAGATGGCTCTCTACGGCCAAGTTGACCCGTCTTTTCCTGAGCGCATCATGCGGATGGCCGAGTTCGATCTCGAGCAGAAGCACAACAACGACACCACACTCGCGGACGCACAGGCGATCGCCCTCAAGCTCATTGCGTGGACCACAACCATCATGGGAGTAGGAGGGCTCGGATCGGCGGTCGTCTTCGGTTTCCTTGGGATTGACGCGGGCGTGATTGGGTCGCTCGTCACAGTCGGAATAGTCGGAGTAGCAAAAGTCATGAGCGCGTCCCGCGGCAAGGCGAGCGAGTGACACTGGTGTAGTTCGGCAAGACGCCTTTTCGACAACCACTGTTGTGTCGGTGGGGCCGCTTATTGTCGGGTCCATGAGACAGCACAAACACCATCCGTGGCGTGAGCTCCGGGACCGCGGCGAGCATGTCGTGGTGCACTACACGCGGTTCGATGACGGCCGCGTCGCGGCCACTGACGGGGCGAACGCGATCTGGATCGACAAGTCCCTGCAGCAGACGGAACGGCGTTGCGCGATCGCCCACGAGCAGGCGCACATCGACCTCGGCCACCGGGACTGTGACGACCCGCGTGAGGAGTCTGCGGCTCGGCGTCTCGCGGCCCGGAAGTTGGTCGACTGGGATGACCTGGTGGATGCGTACCGGTGGGCGTCGTGCATGTCCGAGTGGGCGGATGAGTTGTGGGTGACGGTGGAGGTTCTCGAGGACCGGCTCAAGTACCTCCACCCGCACGAGTTGGCGCTCCTGCGCATGGTCGGGGCAAGCCGTGGATGACCTCGAGCGCGCGGTGCTCGACCTCGAACGCGAGCACCCCAGGTACAACGGAGTCAAGGACGATGCGATCCGCCGGCGCCTGAACATGTCCGCCACGTCGTACTTCCAGATCCTCAACCGACTCCGCCGAGTCAGGAACCAGAACAGGTAGACCAATGGCACGCATACCCATCCCCGTGGGCGCATGGGGCAACATCAGCGTCTCCGGAACGCGAGGCAACTACCGGGCGACAGCCCGCATCCGCCTCGCCAATGGCAAAACCGTCCCGCGGTTCCGGCAGGGTACGACGAAGGAAGCGGCACGCAACGCGCTCCTTGAGCACCTGACGGAGATGCGGGAGCAGATCACCGGCGGAGAAGTCTCGGGCGCGATGACCGTCGGGGGATTCGCTGAGGACTGGTTCACACGATGGAGGGAGAGCGCGGACCCTCCGGCATCCACTGTGCGCACCTACCGTGCCGCGGTGAAATGGATTCGCGAGGAACTCGGAAGGCTCAGACTCACCGAATGCACCACAGGACGCCTCGAGAAGGGGTTGCAGCGCATCAGTGAGGCTCACGGTCAGGCGACGGCGAAACAGGCCCGCTCAGTGTTGCGCAAGCTCTTCGCCGATGCTGTGCGCCTCGACGCGCTGACAACGAACCCCGCGCTCGGGATCTCAACCGTGCGAGAGAAACCGCAGGAGGTGCGCGCCATGACCGCGGAGGAGGTGGCGCGTCTGCGCGCGGCCGCACGCACGTGGGAGGCGACACCGGTGACGGCGAACAAGCCGGTACGGCGGGAGATCGCTGACAGCATCGACGTCATGCTCGGCACGGGTGTGCGCATCGGGGAACTGCTGGGCATCCGCTGGGATGATGTCGACCTCGAGACCAGCCCTCCGACGATCTCGGTGATGGGCACGGTCACGCTCGGTGCTGACGGGCAGGGGATGACTTATCAGCCGGCGCCGAAGTCGGAGACGTCGAAGCGCATCCTCTATCTGCCTGCGATCGCGGCGGAGGCTCTGTGCCGGCAGTTCGAGGTGCGGGAGTTTCGTGCGGAGTCTCAGGCGGTGTTCGCTTCCGAGGTGGGCTCGTGGCGTGACCCGTCGAACTATCGTGCACACTTCCGGCAGGTGCGGGATCTCGCCGGACTCGACTGGGTGACCCCGAAGACGATTCGGAAGACCGTGGCGACGACGATCTACACCGCGGACGGCCTCGACAATGCGTCTCAGCAGCTGGGTCATTCGGAGGTTGGGGTGACGGCGAAGCACTACGTTCAGCGGCTCAACATCGGGCCTGCTGGTGTGGTGGGAGTGCTGGACGAGTGGTTGCAAAGCGCATCGTAACCGCATATTCGGCGCGCACGGGCATGAAAAAAGCCCCTCCCGACCAGGTGCGTGACCTGGTGGGAGGGGCGTTGCCGAGCCGCCTGCGGGAATCGAACCCGCGACCTATTCATTACGAGTGAATCGCTCTGCCGACTGAGCTAAGGCGGCAACCGCACCAACTCTAGCCAATGTCCGCACCCACGGTCAAAACGGCGAGTCACCGGCCGAGACGTCCCCGCGGGGACGTCGGATGGGTCCCACCTCCTCGGCGGGAAACCGGCTGATCAGGGGATTCGCCCACCGGATCCCGGGAGTGCACCGAGAGCCCCAGAGGCGAGCCTGCCACCGCCCAACCCCCGTGCGACACGGATCACAGGCCCCTGACCGGCTAACCTTGGGAGGACGACACCAGAGACGACGAGAGGCCCGGTCCGTGAGAGAGTTCGATTCCACAGAGTTCATGAGCGACTTCCAAGCGCTCATCGAATGCGAATCGTTCTCCCACGACCCCGAGGCGCTGGCCCGCAGCGCCCGCCTCATCTCCCGCATCGGCACTGGACTCCTCGGTGCGGCACCGCACGTCATCGAGACGGACTCACGCCCGCACCTGCTCTGGCGCTTCGGTGACGGCCCTCGCGAGGTCGTCCTCATCGGCCACCACGACACCGTCTGGCCCACCGGCACCCTCAAGTCCTTTCCCTACTCCGCCGCCGACGGCGTCGTCCGCGGCCCCGGTGCCGACGATATGAAGGGCGGGGTCCTCATCGCCCTCTACGCGATGGCACGGCTGCGGGCCGAACGCGGCAGCCTCGACGGGGTGAGCGTCCTCATCACCGCCGACGAGGAGCTCGGCTCCCCCGGTTCCCGCGAGATCATCGAGAACGAAGCACGCGGAGCGAAGGCGGCCCTCGTCTTCGAAAGCGGAGCTCCCGACGGCTCGGTGAAGATCGCCCGCAAGGGCGTGGCCATCTACTCCCTCGAAGTCGAGGGCCTGGCCGCCCACGCCGGCGTCGAACCCGAGAAGGGCATCAACGCCACCGTCGAGATCGCCAACCAGGTCGTGCGGATCGCGGCCCTCCACGCCCCGACCGTAGGCACCTCGGTCGTCCCCACGGTCATGCACAGCGGATCGACGACGAACACCGTCCCCGCCGAGGCGGTCGTCGGCATCGATTCCCGTGCCGCGACCGTGTCCGAACAGGAGCGCATCGACGCCGAACTCCGGTCCCTCACCCCGTCCGTCGCCGGAGCGAAGCTCACTCTGCGCGGCGGCATCAACCGCGCCCCGCTCGAGGAGGAGATGGCGATGGGCCTCTACGCCCGAGCGCAGCGCCTCGCGTCGACCCTCGGCCACCCGCCGCTTCGCTCGGTCGCCGTCGGCGGCGGCTCGGACGGGAACTTCACCGCCGGAGTCGGCACGCCCACGCTCGACGGGCTCGGGACCGTCGGCGGCGGTTCGCATGCCCGCACCGAACACGCCCTGCAGGTGTGGATCCCCCGCCGGGTCGAACTCACCGCCGCACTCGTCGGCGAACTCCTCGACGACGCCTGA